CCGGGGAGCAAGCGCAGCAGCTGCCGTTTCCCTCCACGACCCCTCCCGTGAAAATAGCGTTTGGAGCGCTCCGCAGAGCGCGACAAACGCGAAATTTAAAATATTTTTTCCGCTGAAGATGGCTAGAGCGAAGCGGAAGCCATTTAAAATCGTCTCAGCGCCCCAAACAGCCCACCTTTACCCGCTTTTGCAAAAAATTGCATTTTCCGAGTGAGATTGTAAAATAAACGCAAGAGAAAACGCAAGAGAAATCTTAGCGACTTCTCTTGCGTTATTTTTTTTTGCGCATTTTTAGGGAAAGCGAGGAAAAAGCAGGACATGGCAAAGCACATGACCCAAGATGACCGCAAGACGCTGGAAGCCCGGTACAATGCCGGGCAGAGCGTGGCGGGGATTGCAAGGGCAATGCAGTTCAACTACTCGACCATCTACAAGGAACTGAAGCGCGGCGACACCGGCAAGATGGACGCCAATGGCCGCGCCGGGTACAGCGCAGCGCTGGGACAGCAGCGTTTGTACAACAAGAAGCAGCAGCTCAGGTATTGGGCTGACCGCCCGGCGGAGTAAAAAGGATGGGAGAAGTATTCAAGCTGAACCATTGCTACAACGTGGACTGCGTTCCGGCAATGGAACTGTTCCCGGACAATTATTTTGATCTGGCCGTTGTAGATCCTCCGTACTTCTCTGGTCCAGAGCGTCGGGGCTTTTACGGCTCCAAGGTAAGCAAGATAGGCGTACACCGGGACTATCCGATTTCACCGGCATGGATCAGGCCGGGACCGGAGTATTTCAGAGAACTGCTCCGCGTTTCCAGACGCTACATCGTGTGGGGCTGCAACTACTTTGATTATAAGTTTGCAACCGGGCGGATCGTGTGGGACAAGTGCAACGGAAATTCCAGCTTTTCAGACTGCGAGATAGCGGCGACCGACTTATTTACATCGGTGCGATTGTTCCGCTATATGTGGTCCGGCATGATGCAAGGAAAGAGTATTGCGGAAGGCGGCACCATGCAGGGAAACAAATCCCTGAACGAAAAGAGAATCCACCCGACCCAGAAACCGGTTGTCTTGTACGACTGGATATTCAAAAACTATGCAGAGCCGGGGCAAAAGGTACTCGATACTCACCTTGGAAGCGGAAGCAGCCGCATAGCAGCCTATGAGGCGGGGCTTGACTTTATCGGATTTGAAATCGACCCGTTCTATTTCCAACTGGAAGAAGAACGGTTTGCAGAGCACACGAGCCAAACCAGCCTGTTTCACATGGAGGAATAAAATGCAAAGAGAGGGCAAAATGATGCTTGAAAAACTCCACCGGGGAATCAACGGATTCCACAAGGCGTTCAACTGGCGGAGATTCCGACGCGATGCGCTGCACCTGGGCGAAAGCCTGCTGGTGTTTGGCATACTGTACGGCATTTTCTCAACCCTGATCTGGGGCGTTTGCTGGATCTTCAAAATCAATTACGACCCGGATCTTGTTGCCGTTGCATGGGCGGTGCCGGTGCTGCTGGACACGCTGGTGAACAAGGCTTACGACTGGAACAACGAAGTCCGGGACTGGGACTGACAGAACCGGAAAGGCATGGGCAGACCTACCCGCCCACCATGCGGCTGAACTACGAGGGGAAGCCGCCCGGCTACCGCAAGGCCGGGGCCTTACCTACTGGGGGCAGAAAGAACACGGCAGGGCGGTCCGCATGGGCAGGAGGAGCGGTATCATTTGCCCGACGCCGCTCTTTTGATATGGTACAGCCAGTGCAGGAGGGGGTGCATTCCCTTCCGTCCGGTGCTAACCCCGGAATGTACCACCATTGACCGAATATTCACGCAGTACAGAAAGGACAAACAACATGGGAGAAGATTACAAGGCAAAGATCGAAGTGACGCTGGGCAATGACAACAGGGCGGATATGACCCTGAATGGCAGCATCAATGATCTGCTCAACCTGATGGCTGATGTGATGGCACAGACCATTGTGGACTTTTCCGATACCAAGAATGAGGCGGAGAAGGCAATGGAAAAGGTCAGATACTCTATGCCGACCATCCTGGAAGAGTTCTGGAACAATAAGATCACGAATGGCAAGGCGGCACAATCTGCCGCAGCTGGTGCGGCCAAGAACGTCATGCAGGAAGCACAAGGGAGAGCAGCCATGGACAAGAAACTCCTGAAAGAAGAGTACAAGCGGCTGCTGACGAAGGCCATTGAAGGCAGACCGGGCGGCATGGCATTGATGATCGTGCTGGAAGAAACGGACTTCTACAACTCGCCCGCAAGCGCAAAGCATCATCTGAACGTCCCCGGCGGCCTGGTGATGCACTCGCTCAACGTAGCGAAGGCTGCACTGGAACTGTGCGAGAATATGCCGCAGTTTGCGAGGTGCGATAAGAACGCAGTCCTGACTGCAGCCCTGCTCCACGACGCTTGCAAAGCCGGAAATTACATCCAGAAACCGGATGGAAGCTATCAGTATAGAGATACGGATTTGCTGGGGCATGGTGAAGCGTCCGTAATCAACATTCAGCACTGGATCCACCTGACGGAAAAGGAAGTTCTGGCAATCCGGTGGCACATGGGTGCCTATACCGGAGAACGGGACTGGGACACTCTTAGCAAGGTATACGACAGATACCCGGAAGTCCTGTGCCTGCACATGGCTGACATGATCGCAACGCACATCATGGAGGCAGGAGAGTGAACGGGTGCACTGCCTACATGGATACTCCGAACGGTGAGCGAATAGAACTACCGGCGACCATGCCGGATGTTGAAGAAGTACCGGGACCTATATGCGATGGAAAGTTTGAATTACCGGAAGCCGTAAAAGAAATGCTCAAGTGGGCAGATGAAACATTAGGAACATGGGAAAGCAGCTTCAGTAGTTTCAAAATCTGGGCAAAGTCACGGAAAAACTTCAATCCGCCAGAGCACTGGGAAGTGGTGCAGGACAAACGCCGCTGCACTTCCCCGCTTGGACGGTGCAGCTACCTACATAAAGCAAGGAAGGCAAAGAGCTTGGCAAGGAGTGTACATATCAAAATTGCCCCGCACAGGGGCGCAAAGAAGGGTGACGTAGAACAGTGCAAGCACACGTTCAAAATCACAGATGCTCGGTGCGCACCGTGCAACGGGTACAACACTGAATGTGAACACTATGAGAAAAACGATGCTGCTGATACAAAGCATAGTTCTTCTTTGGCGTAAGATAAGCAGCCCTGCACCGCAGAAGCGGGGCTGCTTTTTATATGGCGCAGAGCGCTTCTTATAGGCGGAAGTACTGCGAATGGGGTCAGACCCCGTCTGCGCCTTGGTTGTTTTCCATGAAAGCCGGGAAACTTTGAAACCGGTTGCCCGGCATAGCAGAATGGTGCTGTACAGCAGCGTCCTCCTTTCCGTTCAAGCCCGGTGAAAGACCGGGCTGCCATTTCCGCGAAAGACGCACCCGCATGGAGTTGACGGGAATGGGTGCGCCGCAGCATGAGCGTAGAAATGCTCTGTTCGATCCGCTCAGAACAAAAGCGGTAGGCTGTTGCCGCAGCCGCCCCGCCCGGTGCTCTCTTTACCGGGCGGGTTTGATATGCGGACGCATAGAGGATGCACCTGCTTCTGATAATCCCCCATGAACAGGTGAGCCAGTTCGATGCTGGCCGTCCGTGCAAGACGAGAAAAGAAAGGATGAAAGGGCTGTGAAAATTGATGTAGGAAAAATCGCTCTGGTGGTAGTCATGATCGCTGGCGTACAGACGAATGCGCTTTGCCACAGAATCAACGATCTGGAATGCCAGAGAGATATCTACAAGTCCAGATACGAGGACTGGGAGGGCGTGTCGAAAGAAATTGCAGGGTATGCAGATACCCTGCGGGATTCGCTGAAAGCGCGGGACCGGTTGGATGGAAAGTTGCTGGTAGAGGATGCCGGAGACTTCCTCTGCACGGCATACTGCACCGAAAGGCGGGAGCACATCTGCGGAACCGGAACGGGAATTACCGCCAGCGGTGCGCCGGTCGAAGGCGGAGTGACGGTAGCAGCAGACCCGGACGTTTTCCCGTTCGGAACTGTCCTCTACATTGAAGATGTGGGCGTGAGAATCGTTCAGGACACCGGCGCCAGCGTCAAGGGAAAGCATCTGGATGTTGCCGTTTCTGGCAGCCATAAGGATGCGCTGAACTGGGATGGCTACGGCCAACACAGAGTTTGGATCATCCGGGAGGCCATACAGTGAAAATTGGCATTCATGATGCAGATGTGGGGCAGAGTCGGGCGAAGAATAAGTTTCCGAATTTAGCATTGATGAAAATATCTGCGTGGCATAAGAGCAGGGGCGATACGGTAGAGTGGTGGGAACCACTTGAAAGCTATGATAGGGTTTATAGCAGCAAGGTGTTTGACTTTACGCCAGAAAACCCGTATCTGCCATTGGACACAATTAAGGGTGGAACTGGTTACGGAGAATTAGAAAAGAAACTTCCAGAAGAAATAGATGCGATGAAACCAGACTATTCAATCTATCCAGAGTGTGACTATGCAGTTGGATTTTTGACGCGAGGATGCCCAAACAAGTGCCCGTGGTGTTATGTGCCGAAAAAAGAAGGCGCGGTAAGTCCGTATAGGACATGGCGAGATGTGGTTAGAGATGATACGCGAAAACTCGTGTTGATGGATAACAATATCTTGGCTTGCGAATACGGCATAAAACAGCTTCAGGAACTATCTGAAACGAACTACAAAATTGATCTGAACCAAGGCATAGATGCGAGACTGGTGACGCCCGAAATTGCAGACATTCTATATAAGATAAAATGGATAAAGTATGTTCGCTTTTCATGCGATCAGAAATCGCAGATAGGGCCGGTTTGCAAGACGATAGAACTTTTGCAAGCACGAGGAATGAAGCCGTATAAGATCTTTGTTTATATTCTGGTCAGATCGGACATAGATGATGCGGCTTATCGCGTTGAAAGCCTGAAAAAGTATAAAGGAATCACGCTCTACGGAATGCCAGAAAGAAATGAACCGCTAGGAATTGTCCCTTCAAAAGAACAGTTGAAGTTTGCGAGAAGATACCTATACAGCGGAACGTTTAGGAAAGAAACGTGGTCTGAGTATATTAAAAGAACAAAAGATAAATAGGAGGAAAAACATGGAAGGATTTGTAAAGACACTGGGAATCTTGCTGCTTGTACTGGGCGTGGCGCTGTGGGCAGCGGTGATATTTTTTGTACCCGCTGCGCTGATTAAATACTGCTGGCTGTATCTGTTCGCATGATGAGGAAGGAACTTCTGGCGGCAAGGAACGTTCTCTGCAAAAAGATGCGGCAGAACTCCATGCCGTGCGCAAAGTGCCCGCTGGAAAAGATTCGGGACAAGGGTGCGACCTGTAGGGATAGCGTGCTGAAACACAAGGCGGAGGCGGAAGAGATTCTGAAAACAGAATAGTGCACTCAACTATAAAGGCCGCCCGCCGCGGCGGTCTTTTTTATGAGCATGGGAACAGGCCCGCACCCGGTTCAACTCCGGGATTGCCCAAAATCGGAAGGAGGACGCACCAATGCAAAGGTATTATATCCTGCTGAAAGCAACCGGTGAAAGCGGCCTGCCCGCGTGGCTGCCTTATAGGCTCACAGCAACCAGCGCAGAGCTGGCCGTTGAAAAGGCAAAAAAGATGGCAGGAGATCACTACCGAGAGTACAAGACGTTTGAGGTTCAGGTAATCGAAAATGAAGGGAGTTACAAATGAAACTGGCGGCAATCGCAAAACTTATCAAGGCTGACGAGTATTGCAAGCTCTACAAGGTGCTCTATGAAGAAAGCACGGGATGTGATTTGTATATCGGCACGAAAACGACAATCTTTCCACTGAGCGGTTTCCCGAAGGCACAGAACGAAAGCGAACTGGCAACGCTGCTTGGTATCAGCAAGAAAGAATGGGAAGATATTCAGTTCGACGCAGATCCTTGCCCGAACGGAGTTCGGAGCGTCGGGGGCATGAATCTGGACGACACGGCAGACAGTGAGGTGGACTGCGTGACCGGCAGAATCAGCATCCGGTACTGCGGGAACGATTTGATCCCGATGATTGATCCGCACCACGGGACGGTAGGCTTTGTGGATGCAAAGCAGATCCTGCCGGTGGCGGACGAAATCCGCAAGAGCGGGTATTTCAAATACTGTCTGCGGAAGATGGAGAGCGGCGGCCGCTACTATGTTATCAAAGACGGAATGGTGGTGCGCGGCGCTGTGCTTCCCGTGAAACTGGAATCGCTGGCAAAATTCGGACTGCGTGAACTTGCCGATATGGTGGCGAAAACGACGGACGCTGCGGACGTTGAGGATTTGAGCAAGCGGGAGAAAAACGGTGATGGCTGACAAGTACATCAACGCAACGAAACTGATTGAGCGGCTCAAAGAAGAAAGAGCTCACAGCACGGCATCGGCACCGTGGGATTTTGCATTTGCCGGAACAATGCTGGAAATTAGCACCCGACGCGTACTGAATGCGGTTATTGAGGTCTTGGAAGGAGAACCGGCAGCGGATGTGGTGCCGTGTCCGGCTCCGAACTGGCCGATCTGCCAGAACTGCGGCAAGCCAATGGCGTATTGCGGCGAGGAAAAGATCGGAGATGTTATCTGGAAGCGGTATAGCTGCAAAGACTGCTATAACCAGAATGTTGCAAGAAAGGTGACGAACAACAATGGACGCTGTGAAGAATGATGTGAAGCGGCTGGTCAAAATTGAACTGGCCGCAGCAAACAGGAAGTTTCGGATGTTTGCAAGTAACCATGAGGGTGTGGCTGTGATCCAGGAAGAAGCCGTGGAAGCTGCACGGGAAATGGGCGGGCTGCATCGGGAACTGAACGCAATGTGGATGGACGTTTACTCCAACGATCCGCAGATCTCCACGAAGGGCGTGTATGACCGGGCGGTTGCTCTGGCCGTGGAGGCTATTCAGGTGGCGGCAATGGCGCGAAAGTTTGAGCGTAGTCAGCGCCGGAACTGGCCGGGAGCGAAGGAGCCGCACTATGACGAAGAAGAAAAGTGATGCACCGGTAGAGATCGAAACCATTACGCTGACCATGAGCCGCCCAGTGGCGGAGGCTGTGCAGACTGCCTGCGAGTGGTACTTGCGGCTGCACATGGGGCAGTTCTGGGATCTGGCAGAAGGCTTGTGCTTTGCAAAATTCTACTCTGATCTAAAAAATGGGGCATTCAAGACCAAGGAACAGGAAGATAACGCTTTTAAGGTTGCGATGGACCGAAGAGATTTCATGCGCGTAGGAATGGAACAAGCATATAACAGATTTGTTATCCCCGCCCCTATCTCGGATGTAATGAGAGTGCCGTACCGGGCAGAACAGGTATGGCTTACCATTCGCCACGCACTGGCATGGCATGACAAGCCGGAGGGCGATCCATGGAATGTGTGCTTTGATAAGCCGCTGAACCGCAGCGACCAGCCGCAGCCGGTAGTAAAACTCAATGAAAAGCAGGAGGCAAAGAAATGAGAAAGATTTTTATGGTGGGAGCATCTGCGGTGGCAAGCGTTTTGCTGATGACGGGATGCAACAAGCAGGTAATTGATTTGACCTACGAATATTCGCAGGCACAGATTAAAATGCCGGATGGAACCGTAATTGAGGGCAAGGTGGATAGCTGGAACGATTATGAAGGCGACCAGTTACAGGTCAAAATTAACGGAACAACATATCTGGCCCATTCGTCAAACGTGGTCCTCTGGCACTGAGCAAGGGCAGAGTTCGGGATCGATATGAAATACAGCACGGACAAAATCAGGCTTCAGCAGAACGAAGAGAGCAGAAAACGCTATCACTGGTACAAAGACCACCACATTTGCGTGAAATGTGGACAGGCGGAAGCAGTCCCGAACAGAACAAAATGCGACGCCTGTCTTGAAAAAGACAGAAACCTCCATCGCGAGAACTGGAATAACGTCCGGGACGTTCGGAACATCTATGCGAAAAACCGGAGAACTAGAAACAAAAACAAGGGAATGTGCGCCAAGTGCGGGGCAAAACCGCTTTGGGGGAACAGCACTTCTATGTGCTACGACTGCATGATTGTCCAGAGAAACGCCACAAGAAGGTGGAGGGAACCGAGAGAACTCAAGTGGCGGGAAGCTGGACTTTGCGTTAGGTGCGGCGGAGAAAGAAAACCGGGCTTTATGGTTTGCAGAAAGTGCTATGACATTCTCTACAAGCAGCTTGACTACGCAAGAACCTGCATCAGTGAGGAAACGATACTCCGAAAAAAAGAATGGGTTTCGGTCCATTATTTCAACAAGCCGTTGAGGTACAGAGAATGCAGACATTGATTGATTTCGCAGACAAATACCTTTGTCACGTTTTGCCGACCTTGCTAAAAGACCGCACAACGGGGCGAAACATCATCTGGGCGACAGATCCGACACCGGAAAACTGGTGCTGCTTTTCGGACGAGATCACGCTGAAGCAGGTGGAAAGCGCCGGGATAGTCCCAAGAGTTCTGAAAAGAATCGAAAGCCAGAAAGAACGAACCAGAAAGAAAGCGGAGGTTTTTACACCAACGTGGGTCTGCAAAAAGATGGTAGACCTTGCGGAAAAAGACCTCGATGTAGACAACTGGGAAAACTTCATCAGCAAGACCTGCCTGGAAGCGACCTGTGGAGAAGCGCCCTTTCTTGTGAGCAGGTATAACACTGTAACGGGAGAACCAATTCCGGTGCCGGATCGTATTGGCCTGCTTGACCGGAAACTAAGAGCGATTTCCCAAAATATCCGAAAGTACCCAGATGGGAGAAGCGGCGCCAAACGGATGGAATGGACGTATAACCGGCACAAATGCGGATACGGTGCGCTATATTTCGGCGAGGCACTGAAAGCATTTTCAAGTACATACGGGTATGAGTGGCAAGGCGACAATCTGCTTTTGGCAAGGGCAAATTTGCTGCTGACCTATTGTGAACACTGGCGGCAGTATTTCAAAAGAGAACCGATCAAAGCACACGTTGAAATTATCGCAGAGATTGTTTCGTGGAACGTCTGGCAGATGGACGGGCTTAAAAAGACCGTGCCGGGGACAGATATTCCGTGCAAAATCTATGATTGGAAAGAAAACAAAGAAATTCTGTTTCGGGATGTTGGGAGAGATGAAAATGCAGAAGAAAAGGTTGATTGACGCGAATGCGCTTGATCTTGAACTGGAAACGATGGAGGAAACCTTGCTGGGCGCACCACAGTGCGGAAAAGACCGGGCAAGCGTGGTTCGGATGGTGAGAAAAACACTTGCCACCGCCCCGACTATCGGGGAAGAACAGAACTTGATGTTCTGGAGAAAAACAGAGAAAGAGCTGCCCACCGAAAAAGACGCAAACATATACGGCAAGGTGATTGTGTGGTGTGCGGGTTCCGGTCACGCATCAGCGATGTACTGGTTTTACCCGATAAAGTACCCGAAAAGCTATACGTATTGGATGCCGCTGCCGAAGGAACCGGAACAGGAAAAATAAACATGAAAAAGAATTGCTGCAGCTGCAACTGGCATGACGGCTTTTCATGGGTCTGCTACAACGGGTTATCGGAATACAGGGCAGACATTACAGACCCAGAAGATACCTGCGAAGAATGGGAGGAAAGAAAGGAAAGTGACGAAGAATGATGCACTGACCGATGAATTGAACGAGGCGCAAGAATATGTGCGTCTGGAATCGGCCGCAAGAGCCGCAGCCAAACAAGGAAAAGGCAGATACGGGCTTTGTGATGCCTGCAAATTCAGAGCCGGAAATGTTTGCTGGATCCTGGCCAGAAGAACAGAAATCACGGCACGAATAGAAGAATGTGCAGCATTTGATATCTAACAAAAGGAACAACCATGAAAACAAAACGTATGAAAAAGCTGCTGATGGCCGAAGGGCTGTCCAGAAATCAGGTGAACCGGATGGTGCGTGAGCAGCGCACCGAGGAATCCTCGGATGTGAGCAACGCGCTTTACTATCACGTTCTCAAAAGAAATATTCCACTGCTCAAAGATACCGGCAACGGCGAACTGCTGCCGCTGATGAGCAGTTTCATAGTAACCACAAAGGAGTCAGAAGATGGACAAGAAAACGCTGGAAACGCTGGTTGAACGATACCAGAAAAGAGCCGACCGCGCCTTTGAGAACTACCAGGAAACCGGGATCAAGCGCTATGACACGGAGCGCAACAACATGGAGGACCTTGCCGATGCGCTGCGGATGGCAGCAAATGCGGCAGACGAACACGCTGAGTACACAAATATGCGGGGATCGCTTGCTGAGTTTGTAAACGCTGCGCAGAACATCAAATGCACGACAGACCAGGACGACCGTGTGAAGCTGGTGGACAAGCTGGTGGAAGATCTGCTGGCCTATGGCCGGATGCACAGCTGGATCGCAATGAAAGGCTGAACGAAACTAATCAAGTTCCTAATCAAGAATTAAGCAAGCCCGTCGTAAAATTGCCGCCCTGACGAGGCGGCAAGGGGCTTGTATGTGTAACTTAATCTAGTGACCACGGGAGAACACGCCGGGGAAAGCGGGGGTCAAGGGGGAGAAAACGAGGGCGGGTCTGTAGGGCTTGACGGAATGGGAAACTTAGAAAGACCTGCCCGGCGTTGTATCCCCCTTGTCCTGCGAAGCCGTGTGTGTTTGGTCAACAGAAAAGAAAATCCCAGTAGGACTTTGCGGAAGGAGGAAGTGAACGGTGCGGGCATGGTACATTCGGGAGCAGAAACACATTCTCGGAACATCGGATTATGCAGAAGTGGATCTCTTTGAAACGACGGACAAAGAACACACCGCATCCACCCGCCGCAAAAGAGAACTGGCGACCTCCATTGCGCAGCAGAAGTATAACGACATGATAGCAAGGCGGTATTTCTGCCAGCTGGCCTATACGAATTTCGGGGAAAGTGACTGGGCAGCCACGTTTACATACGACCACGACCACCAGCCAGCGCCCGGAGATTTTGACCAGGTAGACCGGGACTGGACGAATTTTACCCGCCGCTTGAAGCGCTTCTGCAAAAAGACGGGGCGGGAAGCATCCAAGTGGATGCAGGTTGCAGAGTACAGCGTGGTGGACGAGGACGGGAAAGTTACCGGCAGACACCACCATCATGTGATCCTGCAAGGCAATCTGACATGGCAGGAGATCAAGGACTTGTGGCGGGACAGCACCGGGCGGCCGATGGGGCTTGTGAAAGTTGAACCTATCGACCTGACCTGTTCCAGCTTTGAACGCCTGACGACCTACATGACGAAAGCCCGCGCCCGTATCCGCCGCTGGCGGCAGAGCCAAGGGCTGCAAAAGCCGAAAACCCCGCGCCCGAACGACACCAGATGGAGCCGCAAGCGCTTTGACGAAGCGTTTGCCCTGCCGGATGATCGTGCGTACTGGGAGAAAAAATACCCCGGTTATACCCTGCGCGAGTGCGAACAGCACATCACGGGGAACAACACCAAGCACCTGATCGTGAAATTGAAAAAGAAGCCGGGCACCCGGCGGAAGAACAGGAGGAACCAGCCATGAGCGCCAGACTGGAACTGGACGACCTGCCGCCGCGCTACCGTGCGCAGGCAGAGGCTCAGATAGCGGCCAGACAACGGGGAAAGTGTACCCATACGCAACCAATGGCAGAGGCCGCAAGCACTGCCGGGCGGTTGAGCAAAACTTTTGATTCCTACGGAGAGTATGTGTATTACATCGGCACCATCTTGCCCGGCATTCAGTCCGGGGAAATCGTGTCAGCAGAACCGCACCCGAAGTGGACACTGCTGCAGGAGGAAGAATACTGCGCGGTGAAACTCCCGGCGGCGCATTATACGGCAGACTATAAGCTCACCTATGCAGACGGACGGGTGGATGTGGTCGAGATCAAGTCGAAGTTTACTCGGAAAGCACAGCGGGATTATATCTATCGCCGCAGGCTTTTTATCGACCTCATAGCCAAACCGAAAGGATGGGGCTTTGTCGAGATCATCACGCCGGACACAAAAGCAGAAACGAAAGAGTGGAAGCGCCTGGCTGAACAGGCGGGAAAGGAACAATCATGGGCAAAAGCAGAGCAAGGATGCCGGCATTCTACCGGCAGAGCATCCAGAACGCGGTAAACCAGCAGATCAACATCGGCAAGTCGAAACATCGTACAATGCTGAACCGTGAGGCAATCGGGCAAGTGGTCTCGTATTGCACCATTGCGGCGGCGCATGATCTCTTTGACTGGGGTGAGAAAGAATCCACTATCCTGACACTGAAAAGGAACAATGCTGCATCCCGGTACATTCTGGATCTCGACAAGTACGGCACGCCGGAAGCCCGGAAGCGGCTGAGAGAACGGACGGAACACCTGATGCCGGAAGAGTTCTGGCTCCCGGCGGGTGATTTGGTGGGCTCTGAAAAAAAGCTGCGCATTCTGGCGGAGCGCCGCGATGCCGCAAAAATGATTATCCGCTTTATGGCGGAATCGCTGGAAGAAATGGGATATACAGCTGAACAGATCGAGGCTGTGAAGAAAGAAGCCAAGGAAAACTATGCACAGTTCCTCGAATGGAGCAAGGACGGCGAAGAGGCGGCCTATGACCGTCTGCGCCGCGTCATTGAGGATATCTACGGCGTAGGTGCCATGGTGGAGCGTGTGGAGGGAGAAGATCCCATTTTCGGCAAACCCCTTTTCAAGAAAGATTTTTGAATTTCGGGAGGATTGAGCAGTGAAGGTACACGAGGCGGAGGCAATTTTGAAATATTACGCAGACATCCCGCAGCGGATTGAGATCATCCGCCGCCAGTGTGCCGCGCTGAACGATGAAATAGACCCTATGCGGGGCATGGGTGCAGATGGGATGCCGCACAGCGGATCTCACGGAGATAGTACCGCAATGATGGCGTGCAAAATGGAAGAACTGGGCATTGGTGAACGGCTGCGCCAGCTGGAACAGCAGCGGGCGGTTTTGCTGGGAGATCAGCGTATCATCCAGGGACAAATGAACAGGCTGGACAGTGGCCACAATATGATTTTGACCGAGTTCTACATCAGCCACAAAAAATGGCATGAAGTGAAGCAGAAAGTTCCGTACAGTGTGCAGCACTTGAAGTACCTGCGGAACGTGGCTCTTGCACAGCTGGGCAGCGGCCTGGAACGGCTCCCTGAGTGCGGCGCTTTATTATCGCGTGCGTTAAACGTGCGCGAGGAACGCTGCCGGGCGGATGCCTGGGCGGAGGGCGATATTATCTTATAGGCAAGGCGGCCTATGGAACCTCATGCGCAGGCGCTTCCGCAAAATCGTGTCCACCATCCGCAGAAAAACAAACACGACTACCCCGAAAATCTGAAAACAGGCATAGAAATAACCCGGAGGGCAGTTGGCCTACCGGGTTTCGTGCAAAGGAGACTGAAAATGGGAATCAAAATTGAACTGACCGATGATGAAATTGTTGAACCGTCTGGCGGAATAGCAATGTTTGACCTTCCGGGCAGAGAATTTCCGGGGAACGAGGATGTGCTGTTTGATCTGCGCTGGTCTGTGATTCCGCGGAGAGAGGGCGGAATTGAAGTCTTTGGCGGAAATGATGGCAAAATAGTCCTGGAATCGGAAGAAGAGGTAAAGGATCTGTGCGAAGCTATGATACGTCAAATTAGAGCAAAACCGATATTCTCGGATTCAGGAGAGCCGCTGCTGGACTGCCAATCTGAAAGGCGGGCAGCTGAACCGGATTTACGCGAAGGAGGACAAAATGAAGATCAAAATTGAGATTGACAGCGGCATGATAAGCCCGCGAGAATATGCCGTTAGAACCATCGCAAAGGAAATCGTGAAAACTGGAATCAAAGAAAAGCAGATCTGGTACAACGAAGCGGCAATCCAAACCGAATTGAAAAATGCAGAGGTAGGAAGGCTCGTCAGGTGTTGGTTAAAAAATGTTTGGCCGCTTCCACAGCTACATTCTTTGCGATCTCGATTATCACATCTGTGCTGAAAGAACCGGCCTTTTTGGCAACGCTTTTGACCTTTTCCCAGTTCGTATCAGACCGAATGTTTTCAAGAAATCTATGCCCATCAGGCGTAATGCGGGAAATGGGAATGCGATAAGTGTCTTTCGAGAAAAGCGTTTCAACAAACCCGGATTTGACGCAATACTCAACGGCGTAAAAGAGATCGTCATTGTCGTAGGTCTTTTCAAGTTCAAGCTGGTAGGCTGGCGGTGTTTCCGGGTCATCCAGCAGACAATCGTTCACATTGTTCTTTTGGTAGGAAATAAAATAGCAATAGCGATTATAGTCTGTGTGCTCTTCTACGCACAGCATAACGGCGCGTACACAGTCCATATTTAACTTCATGTGAACCATCCTTTCAACACTATAAGCCCGTCAGGTCATAGACCAGGCGGGCTTTTTTGATTTCGTGATTTACTTTTCGTGCGGCTGGTCATCCGGCGGAGCGTTGCGCTTGATGATGATCTGCGCCTCGTTGGGATTCCGGCCTTCCTCTACGTTGTCATGAGCAATCTGTTCAGCCAGACCTACCGGCAGACCGTTTTCGTCCAGCGGACCGGTGTAGCCGTCGTAGTCCACGATGTTGATGCAGGGCGGTGGCGGGACGGTCTTGTAATACCTGCCGTCCTCATAGTTCTGATCCGTGACCCGGTTCCAGTAACCAATGTCGCCGTGCTCCTCCTGGGCGTCTTCCATTGCTTCTCTGGCCTGTTCTTCCGTCAGACCATCGAACAGCAGGCGGGAGCCGTCCGCAAAAGCGGCGACCAAACGCCACGGGGAAAAAAATTCAATTTCGTCCATGAATATGCTCCATTTCGTGCCGTTTTAGTGAATGAGTTGAAGTTTTGAGTACAGAAAAGCTCAATTCAATCACAAAAAAGTGAATTCGTGTACAGAATCAGCGATTCGATTTCGTGGGGGTGTAACCGTTCAGGCAGCGATTGAAACCGCGTTTCGTGAGGGCATCGGTAACTCTGTCCTCTGGGAAGTAGTAAGTAGACCCATCTGCCACAGGAACAGCCCCGGCAGGATACTCTGCGCCGGTGTACCAGTCCGTTTCCGTGTCGTACTTGCGGTGCAGGTACTTGTAAACGTCACGCTGGGCTTTGTCGAACACCTCCACGAAAGAGAAAGACGCACAAGGCGGCAGCTCTTTTGCAAGCATGGGCGCGTTCTGCGCCAGCCATGCAGCCATTACGGCTTTAGCTGCGTTTCGTTTTGGCTTGCCTTCCCGGTGCACCAGATCCAGCAGCTGCACAACAAGGGGCTTTGGCAGATCGTTCAGCACTTCTTCCAGCGGGTAAGGGTTTTCGTGCAGGAGCGGCGAGGTGCGCAGTTCTGGGATCAGATCCAGTTCGTGGCAGGTTACGGGCTTCTGGCGGGTCTCAATGCGTTCACTGGTGTAGTACAGCATTTCCTTGATTTCGTTCTGTGCTGCATCAGAGAGCTGTTCAACCAGTTCGATGCTGTCCGCAAAACTGATCTGCGCCTCGTTTCGTTCGCCGGTGCTGCGCCCGGTCTTGTATGCCGCGTCGATGATGCCAAGTTCCATAGCCAGCCGAAAAACGTGCTTGCAGGGCTTTTTCCGGCGCACAAAATCGTTGCAGGTGCAGCTTGCAAGGGTGGTCTGGTAAGGGTCTTTGCCGGAGCCGTAAAAAACACCGGTTTCGTGTTCCTTGTCAATGCTGGTCGGGGTGGTCTTGCTCTGCTGGGCGCTGGCAAGGCGCTTTTCTTCGTCGGCGTCTGCGGGGTGCTCTGGCCATGGGCCGAATGCGGGAATCATAGTCATAACGGGAAACCTCCTTTTCGTGTTTCGTTACTGTCATGATAGAACAAAACGCAAACAAAAGCAATAAAAGACAAGAAGATTTCGTGCAGAGATACAAGAATGACCCCGGCGGGCTGCCGGGGCGCTGGCTGTCAGAACGGCAGACCGGTATAGTTGCGCATGGGAATGGCATCGGCGGCGGGCACCAGCATATTGAGCAGCTGCCGGTATAATGCCGGGTTTGCTGCACGCTGGGTGCGGAAGTCCTCCAAAAACTGCGCCTGTGCTGCCAGATCGGCCAAGTTTTCGTCATCCACGTTGTAGCACTGGCATTGATCCCGCCCGGCGGAGTATATCCAACATCGAACCATGAAAACGCCTCCTTTCTGTTTCGTGATGCTCCCGGCGTAAATGTCGGGAAGATGGGGCGGGGTTAGAGGCTGGTCTTGTGTGCGCCCTTGTCGGTGTGCTCCCAAACGTCCACGGAGTAGCCAACCTTGCGGAACTTCTCCGCGAGTTCGTGCGCCTGGTCCGGGTTGTTGCTCCATGTGGTGAGCGGGTAGCCGGACTTGTTGTAAACGATCTGATAACGTGTCATGTAGAAAACTCCTTTCGTGTTTCGTGATGTGCTCCCGGCATGGTGCCGGGTGCCGGTGAGGTAGGGCCGCTTTATCCGGTGCGCACCCTGCCAGGGCTTCCGGGCCCGTGTTCAGGCGTGGACGGCGGGCAGAGCTGCCAGATCGGCGAGACGGGGCACGGTCAAGTGGTGACGTTCTGTCACCGATTCCGGGCGCTGGATCTGGGCAGCGTGCTCTGCGGCGGCTTCGATGATCTCCATCATCCGCTTTGCGGCTTCCTCCGGCGTGGTGAAGTTCTCGACTTCGCGGATGTGGGTCTTGCTGATCCGGTCGGACCAGTCGATCAGGCGGGCGGGGTCAAAGTTGACCGGCTGCACGGTGATCTTGCAGGTGGTGGGCTTGCCGTTGGTGTAGTAGTCGGCGGTGACGATGTAGGCGATCTGGGTGGTGTTCTGGTTCTTCATGGTTGTTACTCCTTTTCGTTCTGTATTTCGTGCTGATACTCCCGGCGGCCTGCCGGATGGGCTGTTACCCATGAGCGCCCGCCCCGGTCTGGGGCGGCTGGGCTTGCACCAGCGGCAGCGGGAACGCTGTCGGCCTTGCGGGTTTCGTGTCAGGCGTTGAGCTGTAAAAACGTGCTCTGCGTGGGGATCAGGTGCCGGGTGAGGGTGTCGGTGTAGCTGGCCTCTCCCTCGTAGCTGTCAACCACCCGGCGGTCTGCGGCGGCCATATCGTGATAGCTCTTTTTGCCGTAGGTGGGAGGCAGCCAGCCTTTGCGCTGTCCGGCGTAGAGGTTGAAGGACTTCAAAACGTCCGTGTTCGTAAACTCGATGTGGCAGGTGCCTTTCTTGTAAAACGTGGCGGTGAAATAGTGCAGCTGGATCTTCTGGGTCTGGCCGCTCTTTTCGGCGGCATCCAGCACGGTGCGGAGTTCGTCCCCATTGTAGGGCTTGCCGTTCGTGTCCAGGAAGTGCAGCACCCGCTCGATCTGGGCAACATGGCCTGTTGCGTTGTACCGGGGGCAGAAACGCCCATCGTATGTATCAAAGGCGTTGCAGCGGAAAATGACCTTGCGGTTGATCTTGTACGCGGAGTTCGTGCACCAGCCGTTGTAATAATGCACGTTCTTGCTGTACTCGTCGTTATAATGCAGGTTCGTCCAGTCGTCGAACAGCTTTATAATTTCGTGGTCGATGCTGGAAAGAAGATTTCGTGAAATTTCTTCCCGGACGGTCAGAATGTTGTACGCGCTGAAGTCGTAGCCTTCAAGCTCTTTGATTCGCTTCTGGTAATCCTGCTGCATTTCGTAGGTCATCGCATCGAACAGCTGCGGCATTTCAAACAGCTGTTTCCAGTACATCCCGCGCAGTTCCCGGATAGCGTCGTTATAAGATTTCGTGAAAGCCATCACGGGGTTTTCTTTCTTACCAGCGCCGGCAGAGGAAAACAACGACTTGATTCCGTTGTACTCTTCATAGATCCGGCGCACACCCTCTGCGGCGGCGTTGTACCGCTCAATGGCTGCCGTGATGGGGTCGGAAGATACCAGGGCGGCAAACTCTGGGTTTTCTTTCAAGCGCTCTGCGGTTTCGTTTTTCAGATCCAGGCGGATCCGGCTCACCGGCTCCCGGTCGGGAATGTCCACCGACACAAGCGCCACCTCCACGCGGGCGGCGCGGCGGGCGTTCTTGAACGCATCCGGGATATATTTTACCGTGGCGTGCAGCTCTTCCAGCTTTGCGGCCAGCTCTTTCCGTTCGTTGGTGCAGGGGTTGCGCAGGGTTTCGGCGTTGAGCAGACAGCGGATTTTGCCGCCGTCCTGCATGACATCCAGCGCTTTGAGCAGGTGCGCGGCACCGGCGGAGAAAGGCGGATTCATGACGATTGCGGCGTATTTCGTGGTGGGGCGGAAGGTCAGAAAGTTATCATGCACCACCCGAAAACCGTCTTTCTTCAGCACGGCGCGGAAGTCGCTGGAAAGCTCGATGCAGTCAAGCTCTGCGCTTCGTGCCTTTTCCTTGTCGTAGTAGTCAACCTCGCCGGTCTTGTGGTCGTGGTGGACGTTGAACGCCAGAGCGTGGACCTGACGCGCAAGCGCTCCATCACCGGCGGACGGTTCAAGGATGGGTTTCGGGTAGGTGGTGAACCCGGATTTTACTTCCCGCAGGGAGAAAACCATATCAAAGGCCAGACTGTCCGGCGTGGGGTAGAAGTCCAGGGAATCGTTTGGGGTGGTCATCGTGTAAACCTCTTTTCGTGTTTCGTGATATGCCCGGCGGAATGCTGGGCGGTGGGGCGGGGCCGCTTTGTCCGGTGCGGCTCTGCCAGGGCATCCGGTGCAGGTCATGCAAACAGGCGGTTGCATACCTGCTGTATTTCGTCGTTCGCCTTCATCGGGGCAATGAGCACGGCCACGGCGGCGCGTTTTGGGTCTGCGGTGTCAGTTGCCAGGATGGGCGCAAGCGGGTTGTTGCTGCCGTGGTAAACAAATTCGTGATGATCCACAAAAGCGTCATACTCCGAATTTATCATGATGGGCCGGGATCCATCGCGGAACATTCGGAACGTGCCCCAGATCTTGCCCTTCATCTCGACTTCCTGCAAAAGAGAAGTGCGCTTGACCTCTTCTTTGCAGTTGCTGAACTTCTGGAACATCTGCGCGGCGGTCAGCTGGTGCGGATCGTTGACCACAAACCCGTCATCGCTGGAAACGATGGTCACACCATCGGCGGGGGCCGCCTGCATGGTCACAGGCTGGATCACTTCCGGGTAAAGGACGGCGGGCAGCTTGAACGCTGCATAGCCGGTGAAGATGTACACGCTGCCGCCCTGGCAGGTGATCCGCACGGCGTTGCGGTTCTTGGCCTGGCCTTTCAGATAGGCGGTGATCTTCTTCACGTTCAGGCCGGCGGGGGTGCTGCTGGATGCTCTTTTCATATTGCAAAAACTCCTTTTCGCGTTTCGTTTTGTGGTGATCCTCCCGGCGGGGTGCCGGTGGGAAGTGGGGCGGGGTTGCTTTGCCCGGTGCAGCCCTGCTAAAGTTTCCGGTTTCGTGGTGGTGGATCATGCCAGCAGACCGGCGGCGATGCTCTCAAAGTCCAGCTGCTTCACCGGCGCTTCATCCAGCACGGCCACGGCGGCGGGGGCGCTCTGGGCGTCCTCTACGGCCTTCCGGGTCTTGCGCCAGGCGTCCAGCGCTGCGGCCTGTCCTTTACGGTCGGTTTCGGGCACTGCCAGGAACGCGGCGCAGGCTTTGCGCTCTGCCTTGTGGAGCGCATCCGGGGCGGGCTGTGCGGCCTTCTGCGGGGCACTGGGCTTTGCGGCGGGTTTCGTTGCGGCAGGCTTGCTGGCCTTCTTTGCAGGTTTCGTGGTGGGCTTTGCGGGGGCCTCTGCCTTTGCGGGGATCTCTGCCGGGGCGCTGGCGGGCTGCTCTGCGGCGGCCTTGGCGGCTTTGCGCTGGTCGGCCAACATCCGGTTGTATGCCTTGATCTCCTCGATGCTCTTAAAGCGTCCGGCGGGGGCGGGGCGGCTTGCTTCCACCTGCCCGATATGGAACAGGTGCGCGGGGGCTTTGTAATAGTTCCCGTCGGGGCGCTGGTTATTGGCGGCGGCGGTCAGTGCGTCCGGCTCCATGCTGGCGCTGGTCTTGCGGGGGCGGTCGTCAAACTTCCACAACTTCGTGCAGATCGTGGCCTTCTCGCCGGTCTTGACGCTCTTCCCGTCCTTCTTCCACTCCTGGAACGTGTGGAACAGGCCGGCAAGCAGCAGCTTTTCCAGCTCTTCGCCCTGCCGTTCTTCGGGCACGTCCTTGAAGTGGATCTCTTTGCCCTTGGCGGCGATCTGCTCCGGGGTGTAGGCCAGCGCCAGGATGGCGCGGCGCTGTTCGGGGGTGTGATACTTCGCGTTGACTTCGTTGTAAATGATTTCGTCGTTGGTCATGTGAAACGCTCCTTTGCTTGTTGTGTTGGTGTTCGTGATGATCTCCCGGCGGCTGCCGGGGTAGTGGGGCGGGGATGCTTTGCGGTGCGGCCCTGCTAGAGTGTCCGGCGGTGGCTCATGCGGTGCGGTACATCTGGCGGAACAGGTCCAGCGCTCCGATCTCTGCGGCCTTGTGCTGTGCTGCCAGCTTTGCGGCGGCGCTGTCGTGGCCGTTGAAGTGGTACGCTTCAGAGTAGGCGTTGACGATGGACCATTCAAGGCGGCTGCGCTCCTGCTGTGCTTCCCACTCTGCCAGATCAAAAACGTAGATGGTGCAGGTCCAGGCATACGGGCTAAACACCTGCTCAACCTTGACCTTCAGACCCTTGCAGCGGTCAAGCGTGGCTTTGATCCGGTCACGCTCCTGCCGATCCATGGGAACGATGGAATAGCAGGGAATAAAACGATCATGCACGGGGGTGACGTTCCAGCGGTGACGGGCTGCCAGCTGGTTTATTTTCTTGTCAAGTGCTGTCATGGGGCGCGCTCCTTTCAGCAATCCAGGCCGCAGGCTGCAAGCGTGCGGGTGATAATGTCAACTTCTGTCTGGCTCCACTGGCAAGATTTGAGGTCGTAGGCCAGGCGGTGCAGGTCGATCCCCTGCACCGGTGCGGGGTTGATGGCTACAACGTCGCCGTTGCCCTGCACATAGTCGGCGGCCTCTTTCTTGCTGGCGGCGGGGACGGTCACGCGGAAAGCGCCTTTCCCGTCGTCCAGATACACGTTGTAAACGGTCAGTTTCTTCATGGGGTGTTGCTCCTTTGTTCGTGGGTTGATGTTTTGTGATCTCCCGGCGGCTGCCGGGGTAGTGGGGCGGGGCCGCTTTGTTTGAGCGGTGCAGCCCTGCCGGGGTGTCCGCTTGACTTTACCGCCTGCCGGTGGTAAAATCATTGCAAGATTGGTGGATCAAATCCCATCTTGCTAGGCTGTCAACCGTTTGCCCGGTTGGCGGCCTTTTTTGCTGCCCACTCTTTGAGCAGCGCCGCCCAGATTTTCCGCTTGTCGGATTCGGGCAGCTTGAAGAAATTTGCGCTCATGTGTCGGTTCTCCTTTCGGCTTACTCGCAACCGCTCCGGCTTGTCGTCCGGCTCGCTTGCTGTGTCTGCATGATATCATGCCAAAAATGCAAAGTCAAGCATGATATCATGTTTTCGGCACTTTTCACAGAATGATATCATGCGAATTGTGCAAAGCGTGCATGGTATCATGCCGCCGCATTATGTATAATATAAATATTCCAAGTGCACCGAAATGGGGGATATTATGGCATTATCGAAAAGCAAAGCGGCAACAAATGCCGCGCACATGAAAAAACTTGACGCAATGTTAATAAAGCCGTACAAGAACCAGGGCGCAGCGATCCGCGCCGCGGCAGAGGAAAGAAATCAGAGTTTGCAAAAATATATTCTCGATGCAGTCCGCGCCCGGATGGAGCAAGAGGGGCACGAGTGGCCGGAACCAGACAAAGGCGGGGAAGAAGGGGGATTATAGGGGGTTACTGGGGAGGCTATAGCCTACTAAGTCTAAGCCCTACACATAGAGCACTACCCGGTAAAGTGGAGAATCTGACCCCTCCGGCAAACGGCAAAATTGACCCGGTGGAACGGTGCCAGCGGCACCCGTGCCCGGTGCCCCGTGCAGGTGGATCAGGTGCAGCCGGATCAGTGCCGGCACCGGAACGGGGAGCAGACACCCGCCGCCCACGATATGCACCGGGACGCACCCGGCGCAGCAGATCGCACCGCCAGTGCAGACAGAAGGCCAGAGCAGCAGCGCACGCCGCGCCGCCGCCCTGGCCTTTTTCTTTTGCGCCGCCTTCCCGCCTGCCACCTGCCCGGCCTGCCGGATCAGCAGCCCGGCACGCGCTGAGTGTTGCCGCCGTTGCCACGATGACCACTCCAGCACCCCGCAGCCGCAGCAGATCGCACCGGCCGCCACCTGCACCGGGAAGGACCGGCACCGCCAGCGCCGCACCAGATGACCACGCCAGAAGCAGACCGCCGCACACGATGACCACGCACCAGCGCCAGCCCTGCCCCACCTGCACAGCGCCCACAGCCTGCAAGCCTTGCCAGACCTCACAGCAGCAGCGCCAGCCGCCAGCGCCGCCCACCGGGAAGGACAAGCCCACCAGCGCCGCCCACCTGCCGCCTGCATCGCTGCCGCCTGCCGGATGATCCACCCCGCAGCACCCCGCAAAACGGCCATTTTGCGCCGCCGCCGGAGGGGTCAGATTCTCCACCTAACGGGATAGAGCTTTAGGCTTAGGGCTTAGACTTAACAGGCTATAACTCGCTTTATCTATCCCCCTGCCCCCTTCCTTCTCCGCCTCGCCGCCCTGCTGCCGTCCCTCGGCACGCCCTGGGCGCTGCCGCCGCCCTGCCGCCGCCCTGCCGGATCAGCCACAGCCCGCCGCCCGCCACCGGCGGCCGCCCCGATGACCCCCGCCGCCGGTAAGGTACTGCCCCCGCCGGCGGGCGCGGTGCGGGTTCGGAAGCCCCAAAATATTTCTAGGTGCAAAATTTTTTGAGGGACTTCCGCCCTCCGGCCGCCGAAAAAGGGTAGCGGGTTCAAAAATTGTAAGTCCGGGGCGAACATGGCGGTAACGTCACCGGGATGGTGGACACTATTTTGTTGAGGTCAACAAGATGGTTTGGATGATTTGTTGACATCAACAGAATGTATTAGAAATATCAATGTCAAGAGGAATATAGTGAAATGTTAGGACAAAAATATTTGTAGAATGTTGTAAATGATACACAAAAAACAGTGGAATGTTCGTAAACAATGACGGAGTAAAATTTGATATAATAGATAAAACGAAAATAAAAGCAAGACAGAAAACGGTATTAAAACAATGTTCACTCTTTTATCAAAACGGTCTGCTATAATCATCAACTATACTTGTGAAAGGAGGCATGGTTATGACTTACAGTGCACTTGAAGTTGCACGGTACATCATTCACCACGAAGCACAAGAGGGGCGGACGGTTAGCAATCTGAGATTGCAAAAGCTGCTCTACTTTGTGCAGGTTCAGTTTGTTGTGAACAGCCATGATGCCGCACCCTGCTTTTACGAAAAGATGGAGGCTTGGGGCTTTGGCCCTGTTGTTCGAGAAGTTTATTATGAATATCGGTATTATGGCGGTGCTATGATTCCGCCTGACAGGGACTTCTCAACGACAATTCTGCCATGGGATCAAAGTATGATTGATGAAATTCTGGATGAATGTGCAAAGTATTCGACTTCGGCTTTGGTCGATGCAACCCATGCGCAAACACCGTGGCAGGACGCACGCCGTAATCCGTACAATAACGAAATCACGCTAAATTCGATCTACCAGTATTTCAGAGGTGCAAAGAATGGCGAATCCTGACGATTCAAAACCGAAAAAGCTCTCTCCGCAAGTGATCGTTGCGGGAAATAATGTCGTCAGCACAGCGAACCATCAGTCATACAGCAAAGTTGTTGACGAAATGGAAACTGCTGTAGGTGGGCTATGCGAGATGCTGTCACATTCCCCGGAAGTTGGAATGGACTGCGATGAATGGATTGCTCTATTGGAAGAGTACGTTGCTCAACACCGCAATCGAATTTACTATTCCGCAATAAGCAACTGCGTGTTCAAAATGGATGAGCAGCAGTTTTCGGATTTTCTGTCGAACATGGGCGAGGTTGTGGATTATGCAACGGAGCATAGCCAGAGAGATGAGGATTGGCAGAATGAAGATCGGCAAGACCTTTACCGCACAGTCATAAAGTTTTACGATCACGCAAACCTTGCACACCAGCAGCAGGTGACGTTTTCGAGTAAGAAAGAAGCACTTCGAGAAGATGTGAAGAATGAAGTCCATGCGACACTAGACCCCAAAATCTCGGAGATCACAAAGGAAATGACATCACAGCTGGTGGGACTTATCTCAATATTTACGGCGTTATCCTTTATCGTGTTTGGCGGCATATCCTCTTTGGAAAGCATGGTAACTTCGCTGGAAGGTACGCTGGATAAGTATGACTCGGTTTTGCCGATTCTGATTCTGGCAATGGCATGGGCGTTCTGCATGATGAACCTGCTGTTTGGGTTTATGTACTTTGTGATACGGATTACTCACTTGCGAAAACCCGTTGACGAAAATGCAAAGAACGTAGTGCAGCGATACCCGGTGGTGTTCTTGTGCGATTATGTCATAATGGCTTTGCTGATCTTGTTCAGTGGAATGTGGTTTGCAAAGAAAGCAAAGGTCGGAAGCGGCTTCTATAAGTTCTGGGTAAGTGACCACCCGAACATCACGTTTATAGTAGCGATTCTGGTATTTGTTGTGGTATTTGCAATATTGGGGGTTATCTTGCTGAACTTGTATAGGAGGAAAGGCAGCAAGAATACTGCAAGCTGAAACCATCTTGCCGAGGGCGGCAAAATGGTGCTATGTCATAAACTGTTTACATTTGAAAGCCCGTACCGGCGAAAGATAAGACGTTTTAAGACGGTTTTGGTGGTATAATTGGTACAGTGGAATTATGCGAGAGACCCCATGGCGGAAGCGCCGAGGGGTCTTTTTCATACCCTGCTGCTTACAATCAGTAAGCGACCCGAAGAAAAGCCGCTGGACCGGCGGCGATGCGGAATGCTCTGCCTGGATGATTTGCCAGGTGGGGCATTTTTTATTGGAGGAAAACGAAATGGCAAGGCGAAGCGATGAGCGCGATGCCGCCCGCGCTGAGTACATTGCCCGGATGGAGAAGGACGGAGAGGTGAATCTCCGGCAGCTGGCGGATGATCTCCATCTTAAATACGATACAGTCCGCCGCTGGAAAGCAAAGGACGGGTGGGAACAGCCCGCGCCCCGGAAGCCCGGCGGTCAACCGGGAAACAAAAACGCCGTGGGCAACCCCGGCGGCGGGGCACCGGCGGGCAACCTGAACGCAGAAAAGGACGGGGCATACTCCACCATCTTCTTTGACAGGCTGACCGAGGAAGAAAAACGGATCGTAGAGGACGCACCCCGGAACAGCACCGACCTGACCTCCCACGAGATCGGTGTACTGCTGCTCCGGGAAAAGTACATTCTGGACAAGATCAAAGAATACCAGCAGCTGCCGCCTGACCAGCTGATAACGTCCAGCGTCACCGATATGCGCGTGCCCGGCGGACGCGGCAAACGGAAGCGGGACGGCGCAAACCAGCGGATCGGTATGTACCAGAAGGAGACCCCGGCGCAGCGCATCTTGCAGTTGCAGGAAGCGTTGAACAAGATCCATGGGCGCATCCTGTCGGCGGCAGCCCAGATGCAGAAGAACGAGATGGACAAGCTGCATCTGGAAACCGAACAGCAACGGCTTGACCTGCTGCGGATCCGGGCAACCGGAGAGATACCCGACAAGGACGGTGACGAGGATGCCCCTGTATACGAGTAAGGCTGTCGGCGAATGGCTGGGCATTACTGACCGGCAGGTGCGGAACCTGCGGGATCAGGGCGTATTGTCCGAAGTCCGCCCCGGCGTCTTTGATATGAAGATCTGCGTCCGGCAATACCTGAAATTCAAGATCGGCGACAAAGACGACCAAGCCCGCCTTGTGGCTGCCCGCGCCGAGCGGGAAGAAACCCGTGGCAAGATCGAGAAAATGCGGATGGAGGAAGCCCAAGGCGACCTGCACCGCACCGAGGAAGTAGAACACGCCCTCAAAACCATCTTTGCCAATTTCAAGAACCGGCTGGAAACCATCCCGACCAAATACGCAAGCACCATGGCGCAGCTGACCGACCCGGCGGAAGCACACGATATTCTGCAAAAGGCTGTGCAGGAAGCGCTTGTGGAACTGAGTGACCCGGAAATTGCGCTGGCGGCACCGGAGGAGGAATCCGAAGATGAGCAGGAAGAATAAGTGCCGGCACTGCGTCTGGGGCACCCGGCTGAATGAGATCCAGCAGTTCTGTCCGTTCAAGAGCTGCGTCAAGAAAGGCGGCAGCGAATATGGCGATGATCCACCTGGAACCGCAGACGGCGGAGATGTTCGGCCGGGCGCTGGGAGCGCTGAAACCGCCCCCGAACCTGACCCTTAGCCAGTGGGCGGACAACTACCGGCGCTTGTCGGCGGAAGCCTCTGCGGCGCAAGGGCGCTGGAACACGGACAATGCGCCGTTCCAGCGGGAGATCATGAACGCTATCGGAGATGTGCATATCCGCAAGGTGGTAGCCATGATGTGCGCCCAGTCTGGCAAGACGGACGGCCTGATCCTGAACACCATCGGGTATTACATGAGCTACTACCCCGCCCCCATCATGATCGTGCAGCCTACGGTGAATCTGGGCGAAAGTTTCAGCAAAGACCGCTTGGCGACCATGATCCGGGACACGCCGGTGCTACGTGGCCTTGTGGACAACAAGAGCCGCTATTCCGGCAACACCATCATGAAAAAGAACTTTGCCGGTGGGCAACTGACCATCGTTGGCGCAAATGCCCCCACCGACCTCCGCGGCCGCCCCATCAAGGTGCTGCTGGCGGACGAGGTGGACGCTTACAAGGCAAGCGCCGGCAAAGAGGGCGACCCGGTCATGCTGGCCGAGCAGCGCCAAACGACCTACTGGGATTACAAGACGGTGCTGGTATCCACCCCAACCACCAAAAACAATAGCCGCATTTTGGACGAGTTCAACGCCTCCACACAAGAAGAGTGGACGGTGCCTTGCCCGAACTGCGGCTTTTATCAACCCTTTGTGTGGGACAACATGGTATTCGACAAGGACAACTGGACGGCGGGCGGTGCGCAGTACCGCTGCGCCGAGTGTGGCTGTCTGGACAATGAATACCGCTGGAAGAAGAACAGCCTGCAAGGCAAATGGCACGCAGAGCACCCAGAGCGCCCCGTGAGAGGCTTTCACATGAACAAGATAGGTTCTACCCTTTGCGGGTGGGACAAGATTGTGGAGGATTTCATAGCGGCGGATATGGACGCGAAGCGCGGCGACTATGAAAAGATGCAGGTGTTCGTAAACACCGACCTTGGCTTGCCGTGGGAAGAACCGGGCGAAACGATAGAGGCAAACAACCTGCTGGATCGCCGCGAGTTCTACGAGGCCGAGGTGCCGGACGGCGTGGTGTACCTGACGGCCGGTGTCGATACGCAGGACAACCGCTTTGAGGCGGAAGTTGTGGGCTGGGGCATCGGCAAGGAAAGCTGGGGCATCCGGTATCAGCGCATCTACGGCGACCTGAAACGTGGGCAGGTCTGGGCGGATCTGGACGATTTCCTATCAAAGACTTGGAAAAAGAAGGACGGCACGGAACTGTCCCTGCGGTGCGTCTGCATGGACAGCGGCGGCCACTTCCCGGATCAGGTCATCCGCTTCTGCAAAGAGCGCGAGGAACGGCACATCTGGCCTATCAAAGGCCGCGGCGGTATGGACGTACCCTACCTGCGCAACCCCACGAAGAACAACCGCGTGGGCGGTGAGCTGTTCACGCTGGGCGTTGATACCGGCAAAAACCATGTCCTTGCCCGGCTGAAGGTGCTTATCAAAGGACCGAACTACTGCCACTTTCCGGCGGCAGAGGATGCCGGGTATGACGAAAACTATTTCAAGATGCTTACTGCGGAACACAAGGTCACACGCTGGAAGTCTGGCCGCAAGGTGGAGCGGTGGGAACTGAAAGACCCGGCGCAGAAACGTAACGAAGCGTTTGACGTTCGGAACTACGCAACGGCGGCGCTGGAAATCAGCAATCCCCCCGGTTTGGAAATTCCCGGAGAGGAAGCGCCACGCCAGACCGCACCGCGCCAGTACCGCAGAAGAAGATCAGGAGGTATCTAAGCAATGCCGATCATCTCAAAAGAAACCGCACAGCGGCACCTTGATATGTGGCTGGAAGCGGAAGCCGCCGTTTCGACGGGGCAAAGCTACCAGATCGAGCAGATGATGTTGACCCGTGCCAGCCTGAAACAGATCCGGGAGAGCATCATCTTCTGGGAAAAGAAAGTAGCCGAGGCGGAAGCGGAAGAAAAAGGCCGGGGAAGAAACCGGATCTATCACTTCTCGCCGCATGATGTGTAAGGACGGTGGACTACATGGCAAATATTCTGGATAAAGCCATTGCGGCAATCAGCCCTGAAAAAGGGTATCGCCGCGCTGTGGCACGCGCCGCACTGTCCGTCATGAACAACGGCACCGGCTACGGGAACTACGGCGCGAGCCGCATTTCCCGCGCTATGCGCAGCTGGCACGTTGGCGGCGGCAGCGCAAAAGAGGATATCGAAGATAATCTTGATATTCTGCGCAAACGGAGCCGGGATGCTTATATGGGCATTCCTCTGGCAACGGGTGCCATCAAGACCCTGCGCACCAACGTGGTGGGCAGCGGCCTTGTGCCGACCCCGCAGGTGGATGCGGACTATCTGCACTTGAACGAGGAACAGGCAGACAGATTGCAGGCGCAGATCTCCCGCGAATTTGGACTTTGGGCGGACAGCACCCTTTGTGATGCTGCTGGCATGGATAACTTCTGGCGGCTGCAGACGCTGGCGTTCACCAGTTTCCTGATGAACGGCGATGCGTTTGCGGTGGTGCAGTTCAGCGAACATCCGCACTGGCCGTATGCTCTGCGGCTGCGCCTGATCGAGGCTGATCTGATTTGCAGCCCTGACCGCACGGACATAATGGTACCCTGCACGATAGACAAGCATGACGTGTTCCAGATCGTGCAGGGCGTGGAAACGAACCGGGACGGCGCGGTGGTGGCGTACTGGATAGCAAGTCGGCATCCGCTGGCTTACGACAGCACGGTGCCGCTGACATGGACGCGGGTAGAAGCCCGCGACCCCGAAACGGGAGAACCGAACATCCTGTGCGTCACACAGAGGGAGCGTGCCGGGCAGCGGCGCGGCGTGCCCTTGCTGGCTCCGGTGCTGCCCACGCTGAAACAGATGGGCAGATACACAGAAGCAGAGCTGGCGGCGGCTATCGTGGCATCGTCCATCACGCTGTTTATCAAACATGAAAACCCGACCAGCCAGGCACCGTTCGGCGAGGAACCGGCAGATAAGGCGGAGGACCCGAACACCCCGCCCGATGAACTGGGCATCGACCTTGCGCCGAGTGCGGTGTTCGACCTTGCACCGGGAGAGAGCACGGATACGTTCGACCCGAAACACCCGGTCACGACCTTTGACGGCTTCATGTCGGCCATGTCCAATCAGGTAGCGACCGGCGTGGAGATTCCCAGTGAGGTGCTTTACAAGAAATTTAGTTCCAACTATTCCGCAAGCCGCGGCGCACTGAACGAGTTTTGGCGCACCTGCGGTGTGCTGCGGGATAGCTTTGCAGCGGACTTCTGCCAGCCGGCCTACGAAAAATGGTTTGCCGAGGCAGTAGCCCGTGGGCGCATCAATGCGCCCGGCTTCTTTGACGACCCGGCTGTGGCGAAAGCCTACATGGGCTGCACATGGAACGGTCCTGCACGCACCAATCTGGATGCCAAGAAAGAGATCGAGGCGGCGATTCTGCGTGTTCAGCAGGGCATCAGCACCAATGAGCAGGAAACTGCACAGATGACCGGCGGAAGCTGGCGGGCAAACATGAGGCAGCGCAAGAGCGAAATGGAAAAAATGAAGGAGGTAGGGCTAAATGAGCAAACCCAATTCCCAGACGAACCAGAAGATGACAAATGATAAGTTTTGGCAGTTCCGCAATCTGGCCGGTGATGACCAGAAAGCGGAACTTCTGCTTTACGGCGATATTTCCGAGCGCAGCTGGTGGGAAGATGCCGCGACCCCGAAACGGTTTGCGGATGACCTTGCCGCCTTGGGCGACGTGAAGGAAATCACCGTGTACATCAACTCCGGTGGTGGTGATGTGTTTGCAGCGCAGGCTATTGGCAATATGCTGGAACGCAACGCAGCCACTGTGACCGCCCACATCGACGGCCTGTGCGCCAGTGCGGCAACCATTGTTGCCTGCCATGCGGACAAGGTGGTGGCGGCGGCAGACGGAAGCTACATGGTGCATCCGGTCAGCATGGGCGTCTGCGATTACCTGACCGCAGAAGATCTCAACAACTGTCTGAAAGCGCTGGAAACCATCCGCAGCAGTATCGTCACTCTGTATGCCAAGAAGTCCGGCAAGACCGAGGACGAATGCGCCAAGTGGATGGATGAAACGAATTGGTGGACGGCAACGGAAGCCAAGGAGAAGGGCTTTGTGGACGAGGTGGACGACGAAGCGGACGATTCTGTTGTGGAGAACCGCAACGGCGTCCTGTTCGTCAACAGCATCAGCATGAACACCCCGTTCAACAAAGCACCGAACTTTGTCAGAAGCCGGGTGGTGGACAAGACCACGGCCCAGCCTGAAAATACATCCCCGGCGGATCAGTCGGGGAACAAAACCCATGGGGAGGTAACAGACATGGACATTAAGGACATCAAGACCGTGGACGATCTCCGCAAGGCGTGCCCGGATATGGTAGCCAAGATCGAGACCGAGGCTATCAATGCCGAGCGCACCCGCATTCAGGAGATCGAAAACGCCACTCTGCCCGGCGCGGAGGATGAAGCGAATGAGGCGAAGTTTGTGAAGCCCATTGATTCTGCATCCTTTGCGAAGGCCGTCATTGCCAGCATGAAGGCAAAGCAGCAGAAGCAGAGCAAGGATTATCTGGACAAGGCAAAGGCCAACGCCCAGACTTCCGGCGCGAACAACATCACCAATCCGCCCCCCGCTGACCCGGATCCGAAGGACGCGGAAGCAAACGTTTTCCTGGCCGCAATCCGCAAGGCAAACGGTGTGAAGTAAGGAGGAAAGAACCATGAGCATGGATCTTGCAAGAAAAGATTTCAGTACCGCGCCGAAGTATTTCATTGCTGGCGTGGACATTGGTATCGCAAAGGCAACCAAGACCGCAAGCGAAGCTGTGGAGGCACACGCCCCCGTGCTGATTGCAGACGGCAAGGTGAAGCCTATTGCGGCACCGGCAAGCGCAGGCGCGGCAGTCCTGACCGGCCTGTACGGCATTACTGCTGACAGCGCAGACGCAAACAAGGAAGTGCCGGTCTATCTGACCGGCGAGTTCTTTGCTGACGGTCTGGTGCTGCCCAATAACGTGAGCGCGGACGACGTTGAAGTTCCTCTGCGCAATCTGGGCATTTTCCTGAAGTGATAGGAGGAAACAAAAAAATGGCAAACGAAATCAATATTTATGAGCCGCGGTATCTGGCGGAGACTGTGCGCACTGCACCCCCGATCTGCACTTTCCTGCGCGATCGTTTCTTCTCCAAGGTTAAGACGTTCCCCACTAAGAACGTTGACATTGATATCGTCAAGGGCAACCGCAAGATGGCTGCATTCGTACATCCTATGGTCGGCGGCGAGATCGTGCAGAGCGAGGGGTACGAGACCAAGTCCTACGCCCCGCCCCTTATCAACCCGGCAACCGTCACCACCGCAGATATGTTCCTGCAGCGCCTGCCCGGTGAGGATATCTACTCCGGCCGCACCCCTGCTGACCGTGCAGCAGAAAAGCTGGTCGAGGAATACAACAAGCTGAACGACATGACCACCCGCCGCGAAGAGTGGATGGCAGCCCAGGTGCTTACCACCGGTCAGCTGAAGGTGAAGGGCAAGGGCGTGGATGAAGTCATTGACTTTGGCTTCACCAACAAGATCAATCTGGAAGGCACGAAGCAGTGGGGCAAGTCTGCCGCCGATACTCTGGGCAACCTGCGCGAATGGAAGCGGCAGGTGAGCCGCAACGGCTTTGCCAATGCAAACATGGTGGTTATGGGCAAGCTGGCCGCAAACCACTTTATGAGCGACAGCAATGTTCTGGATCTGATGGACAAGCGCCGGTTCGACATTGGTGCTATGGCACCCAAGGAGCTGGAAGGCGGTCTGAACTACTACGGCCACCTGAACCTGCCCGGCGTGGACATCTACGGCTATGACGAAGTGTATCTGGACGAGGAAACCGGCGAGACCAAGCCCCTGATCCCGGATAACGTGGTGCTGATGATCCCCAGCAACGCAAACTTCATGCGTGCCTACGGCCTGTGCACCTATCTGGATGATGACAAGGTGTGGCACACTGCCGAGACCACCCGCCTGCTGCGTTCTTATGTGGAGCACCGTCCTGACCGCCGCTTCCTGGAACTGCAGACCCACCCGCTGCTGATCCCCGACAAGGTGGACAGCTGGCTGGTTGCTACCGTCTGCTGATACGGGAAGGAGCGCGGATATGCTGGACGTTGACCAGAACTACGGCACGCCGGACACTCCGAAGCCGTTTCCTACGTTCAAAGACTACGTTGCGCAGGATGTGCAGAACGTGATCTTCAACTCAAACGAGTTTGCAGAAGAGCGGTACATAGATGATAAGCTGATGCTCTGCATCACGCAGCACCCCGGCGTACTTGAACGTCCGGCGCACTGGGAGGGCGGAGCAAAGCAATCCTTTGACCAGGGTATGTACAAGGCCGACCTGCTGCTTTTTGTGAAGCAGAAGGACTACGGCCCCATGCCGAAGAGCGGCAAGCAGATCACCTTGGACAAGAAACGGATCTACAACATCAAATCCTGCTCCCTGAAAGCGGGTATGTATCGCATGGAACTGGAAAGGGTGAGGTAAGTTGGCATACTTCCATACCAACTATGACGCTTCCAACCTGACGGTCTCCGTTGATGACGCGGAAGTGACCCGCGCTCTTGGAGTACTGGGAAACAAAACCCCGGCGGCGTTGAAGGTGGCCGTAAACACAACGGCCAGGCAGACGCGCAAGCTGATGCTGACCGAAGTGAAGAAGCGCTACGACCTGAATGCGGCGGGTAGACGCATGATCGAAGATCTGCGCCAGCGCCAGAAGGCCACCAACCGGCGGCCTACCGCTATCCTTGCCATTATGAAGAACGACCCCGGCGCATTCCGGGCAGACCTGGGCTATTTCAGAACCAGCCCCACAAAGCCCTTCATGGGTCCGTCTGTCCGCAATGCGCCGCCCGTTTTTCGGGCGCACGTCCTGAAAGGCAGTCCGATGATTGCTCTGGGCGGCACCAGCGATAAGAGCAAGGGCTTCTTGGTGCAGTTCAAGTCGAAGCATATCGGCATGGTACAACGTCAGCTCGGAGTGCCTGCGGATAAGGACTACACGGAGAGCGGCAAGAAACGTTGGAAACCGAACGAGAAGCTGGCAACACTGTCCAGCCCTTCCGGCTCTGCAATGCACCATACCGTGTGGGAGATGCAGGAACAGACCGTAGAACAGATGCTGCAGGACAACACCGAACGGCGCGTCCGGCAACTGATCGCCAATGCAAAACGAAAGGGCGTGATCTGATATGGCCGAAAAAATCACCGGCTATACCAGCGAAATGTGCCAGCAGGCCATGATTGACGAGCTGAAGGAACTGTTCCGGGATATGAAGTTCACGGGGCAGGAAGGCGAAAAACCGCTGAAGATCTTCAAGCAGTTTATCCCGTCTCCGACCGATGATGACGACGATGTGGATACCAATAGATCCAACTTCCCGTGTATCATCGTGTCGAGGACTAGCGGCGAGGTGGTGAACGAGAAGGACCCGCAGCTGGTCCTTTTGCAGATTATCATCTGCTGTTATAACCGGGAAACAGACCGACAGGGATATGAGGACACCGGAAACATCATCGAAGCCATCATGCAGCACTTCAAGCGGAAGCCTGTGTTTGGCGAGGCTTTCAAAGTAGGATACCCCCGCAAATGGGATCTTTCGGATGATGACATGGACTTCTACTACTGGGGCATTGTCAACCTGATCTGCGAAACACCCAACACCCTGAAAAACGAAGAAGTGGAGGCTTTGATATGAGCACCGAAAAGACCGAAAAGAAAACCGAGGCCGTGAAGGAAGCACAGCCGGTGACGGAATCCACCGGCGCTGCGGCGTACTGTGGGCCGACCGTCAAGGGCATTGCCCCGCAGTACACTGTATTCGTGGATGGCCTGCCCGAAAAGCTGAAAGAAAAAGTGGAGCAGGTGCCGTTCCTGAAGGCGCTGATCGTTCCGCTGGACAAGCTCGCAGAAATGCGCGTGAAGATCGAACAGGACGGCACCAGAGAGAACATTCTCTACAAGAAGGCCGCCGACCTGATGAAGTAAGGAGGATATGACAAATGGCTATTTCTCATGGTTTTAACAAAACCGAGGCCGCAACCAGCGTTTCCGCGCCGGTATCGGTCAACTCTGGCCTTCAGGTCATCGTGGGCACCGCCCCGGTCAACCTGCTGGCTGACCCTGCAGCAGCGGTAAACACTCCGCTGCTGGCGAATACCTTCAAAGAGGCGGCCGCCGCAGTCGGCTACTCTGACGATTTCGCAAAGTATACCCTGTGCGATGCGATCAGCGCCAGCTTTCAGGTGATGGGCGTTGCTCCCGTCGTCCTGATTAACGTTCTGGACCCTGCAAAGCACACCACGGAGATGAAAACCAAGAGCGTGCAGGTGAACGATGGTGTTGCCGAGATCGAGGAAACCGGCATTCTGCTGGGCACTCTGGTGGTGAAGAAAGAAACCACTACACTGGTGGCGAACGAGGACTACACCGCCAGCTTCAACGATGACGGCACCGTGAACATTGCCATTGTCACCGGTGGCAAGGGCGACGGCGCTACCACGCTGACCGTGACCGGCTCTATTCTGGATCCTACCAAGGTGACGGCAGCCGACATCGTTGGCGGCGTGAGTGCTTCCACCGGCGCGGAAACCGGTCTGGAAGTTGTGCGTCAGGTGTTCCCGAAGCTGGGCATGGTGCCCGGCATTATTCTGGCACCCCGCTTCTCCAAGGATTCTCTGGTGTGCGCTGCCATGCAGGCTAAGTGCCGCAAGATCAATGGCGTGTTCGACGCAGTGTGCTACATTGACATCGACAGCAGCGCCACCGGTGCAAAGAAGTACATCGATGTGGCCGGGCAGAAGGTGAAGCAGGGTGCCACCTCCCGCGAGGCATACGCCCTGTGGCTGTATGGCAAGATCGGCACCGCAATTTACAGCGGAAGTGCTCTGGCAGCGGCAGCCACCGTGTACAACGACAGTCTGTACAACGACTGTCCGAACGCCAGCCCGTCCAACGTGAGCGTGCCCATCTCCGCAGCTTGCCTGGAAGATGGCACGGAGGTGCTGATGGATCAGGAACAGGGCAACGTTCTGAACGAGCAGGGCGTGGCAACCTTCATCCGCTCTGGCGACTTTGTGGTCTGGGGCAATGAGACCTGCTGCTACCCGAAGAACACCGACCCGAAGGACGCTTTCCTCTGCGTCCGCCGCTTCTTCAACCATACCTGGACGCAGTTTGTTCTGAGCAACCAGAGCAAGCTGGACAAGCCCATGAACAAGAAGCGCCTGCAGTCCATCATCGACAGCGAGAACATGAAGGGCAGCGTGTATGTTTCCACCGAGGTCTGCGCCAGCTACAGCATGAAGGCGGACCCTGACCGCAACACTGCCGCAGAGCTGGTGGCAGGCCATTACAGCTTCTACCAGTATTGCACTCCCTTCCCGCCGTTCAAGCAGATCAACAACACCATGGAGTATGAGGCCGGCGCACTGGCTTCTGCGCTGTCTCTGTAAGGAGAAGGAGGATGAACTATGGCTCTGAATATTTCCAGTGATCTGGTTCCCCAGGTCATCAATGACTACAACGCCTACACCGAGGATGACCTTCTGATCGGTCTGGCAGATGAAGTTACCCTGCCCAAGATCAAGAACAAGACCACGACCGTGAACGGCATGGGCATTGCGGGCGATGTGGATTCTCCCGTACCCGGCCAGTTTGAGAGCATGGAGGCTACGCTGAACTGGAACACCATGTACAGCTACGCCACCAAGATGATGAACCCCAACAAGAACATCCAGATCACCCTGCGTGCTGCTATGCAGAACGACAACAAGAACGGCGGCTACACCTACAAGGGTCTGCGCGTTGTTCTGGGCGGCCGCCCCAAGGAGCTGGATCCCGGCAAGCTGAAGCGTGCTGACACCATGAGCAGCACCACCACGCTGGAAGTGACCCGCTACCTGATGGAGGTTGACGGCCAGACCGTCATTGACATCGACAAGTTTGCAGGCCGCTACTATGTGGATGGCGAGGATATGCGTGCCGAGATCAACGCTCTGATCTAAAGCCTGATACATGATGAAGTCAGCCGTCCCAAGGGTGGGGCGGCTGATTCTTTTTAACGTGAAAGGAAACAGCAATGGAGAATATCGTGAAGTTCGACAAGCCCTACAAGTTTGAGGGCAAGGAGTACGACAGTCTGGATCTGTCCGGCATGGCGAAGATGACCGTGCAGGATCTTGTGGATGTGCAGAAGAAACTTTCCGGTGAACTGGCATCTCTGGCCGCAATGGAGGCTACCACCTCTTTCGCACAGGAAATGGCCGTCAAGGCCACCGGCAAGCCCGTGGAGTTCTTCAAACTCATGCCCCGCGGCAAAATCAAGCTGGTACAGGCGGCGGTGCTGAACGCAATGGACAGCAGCCAAAAGGCCGAGGAAGTCAAGGCGCAGCTGAAATCTCATGCCTTGAAATTCGCTGCGCCCTACACCTACGAGGGCAGCGAGAAGGGCGAACTGAAAGGCCAGACCTTTGAAGGCATCGACCTGTCCGGCGTGGGCGAACTGAACACCATGAGCGAATCGACGGCGGAAAACCGTCTGGTGGCTGCCGGCTTCAACCCGGTGAACACTGGACGCAATTACCTGTACTGCTGCATCATTGCCAGCATGGGCACCGGCTATCCGGCGGATTTCTTTGCAGGTCTGCCGCTGTGCGAGGCGGTAAAGCTGCGCGACGCTGTGGACGCTGATTTTTTCGAGTAAAGGGCGGGGCGAAAGGACTTAGGAAAGCGGCTATCCAGCTGTCCATTGCCACGCACTCCAACATGACCGATTTGCTGCACCTGCCACGGCGGGAACTGGTAAATCTGTGTAACGAGGTGTCGGACGTATGGCGGGAAATGGAGCGTTAGATCTTAGCATCCGCATCATGGGAAAAGTGGATCCATCCCTGACGAAAACCATAAGTCAGGTAAAGGGTCTGACTGGCTCGTTGGCGGGAGAGATGCGAGGCGTAAACTCCCTGGCATCTACGGTCACAAATGTGCTGGGCGTGGTCGGCAAAGCCGGTCTTGCGCTTGGCGCAACGTTGACAGGCGCTGTCGCTGCAGGCATTCAGAAAACCACAAACGAGGCTGTAAAGCTGGAAGCGCAGATGGCACCGGTCATGCGTTATGTGGACGGCCTTGCAGACAGTTCGGGCAAAGCGTCCGACCAGATGTCCGAAAATGGAAAGACCTATGCGCAAAACTATGCCGATATGGAGAACTACATCCAGCGGCTTAGCATGGAGATTCCGAGAACCACGGAACAACTTTCCACCATGAGCGCGGCTCTGGGTCAGTCTGGTAAGGACGTTGACGAACAGACCACAAGCGGCATCCTGCGCGACACAGCCGTGGCCGCTACGGCTATGGATCTGGAAGACCGGACGGCCGGTGACTATATGGCCAAGTGGGAAGTTTCGTTCACAAAAAAGGACGAGAACGGAAACAAAGTCAATTACAGCCACGATGACGTTATGCGCCTGATGAACCAGATCAACTACCTGGGCGCAAACAATGCGACGACCGCCGCAGAAATCGCATCCAGCGTGAATAAATCGGCTTCTGTTGGCCAGCTGGCCGGTGTGGATCCATCGACTACAGCAGCCATTGCTACGGCAATGCAGGCTACCGGTGTTGACACGGAACGCACTGGTACTACGATTTCCAGAATCTACACCAACATCTCAAAGGGCGATAGCGCAACCAAGGCCCAAAAGGAGATGTGGGCAACGCTGGGATTCTCGGCATCTGGTGTGGCAAAGTCGATGCAGGAGGACGGAACAGGGACGCTGCAGAAAGTCTTTGCGGCTATCAATCAGCTGCCGGACGAAAAGAAGCTGGCCACACTGAACGTTCTGTTTAACCAGTGGGCGGTGGAAGGTGCAGCGAAGGTTACGAATAATCTTGATCTGCTGGAAAAAACGCTTTCTGAAGTGAGCGATGCAAACTACGACAACTACAAAAACAGTATGGAGCGTGAGTTTGCTATCAACAGCGGGACGCAGGAAAGTCTTGACATCATGCGCACCAATGCCAGAACGGTTCTGATGCAGGACGTTGGTGAGGCTTTCTTGCCCGCCCAAAAGGAACTGACCCGGATCCAGCTGGACTTCTACAAGGAAATCGACGAAAGCCTACCGGACTTGTCCAACCTGGTAACGTCGGTACTGCCGCTGCTACGCAATGCAGTGAACGGAATCGGGGACGCCGCAAAGGCGGCGCTGCCGTGGATACAGAAAGGCATCGACTACACAGCAGAGCATGGGCCGGAAGTGGCAGGAGCCATTACGGCCATTGTTGCGGCGCTGGGAGCCATGAGCCTTGCACACGCGGCGTACAGCGCCGGAAGCGCGCTGCTGTCCACGGTGGGAAACATCGTGATCGGAGGAAAGCCGAGCGGAGCGCCCGGCGGAACTTTCGGCGGCATCACGGTCAGAAACCTGTTGGGTGCATTGACCCCCACAAGCCTGATCCAGAAAACGGTGAGCGGCGCGGCATTTGCCGGGTCGAATGCCGGAATGTTCGCAGAAAATGCAAAGTACGGTGCACAGATGGCTGGCATCGGAGCACAGCAGCCAGCAACGCGCCTGGGCAAGATCGGGCAGACGTTGGACGGCGCTGGCGTGGGCATCTGGGCAACAATGAAGAACTTCAAGGGACTGCGCAGCGGAACCAAGAAGGGGCAGACCGGCTTTGTAAATGACGTTCTGGAAGCCAGCACGAACGGCGGTGTGCTCGGTCTGCTGAAAAACTCTGGACCCGGAAAGTACGTCACGGGTGTAGGCAGCGCTATAAGCGCACTGGGCAACACGGCCATCGGCAGCGGATTCGTAAAGGCGGGCGGCGTTGCAAAGCAGATCCTGTCCGGCATAGCGGGACCGAAGGGCATCAACTTCCCCGGCATCTTTGCCGGAATGAAATCCTTTGGCGGAGCAACCTTGTCTACGATGGGCGGACTTGGAAAGTCTGCACTCGGAAATATCGGAAAGGCCGGAGTGGGGATCCTCGCAAAAACGGGCATCGTACAGCCAGGCAGAGGTAGAGCGCTCTGGCGTATGGCAACCAGCACGGTCGGCATGAACGGTCAGGATGCTCTTGCGCAAATGGGGTATATCTTTAGCCAGACGAAAGGCCCGGCAATTCTGGCGAACGCCAAAAACAAGGTGGTCGGCGGCGCAACAAAGCTGGCAGGCGGTGCAATCGGTACGGTCAAAAACGTTGGTCAGTTCGCTGGCGCGGGGTTGAATGTGCTGGGTTCTACCGTTGGCCCGGTGGCTGCGAAGCTGGGCGGCGGCTTTGTGACGCTGCTTGGAACGTTTGGACCGGTCATTACCGGTCTGGGCACGATGATCGCGGTGGTTTCCTTACTGGGAGACCATTTCGAGGACATCAGAAATATTGTCGGCACGGTATTTGGCGAAGGCGGCCTTGCCGTGTTCGACAAGTTTACCGGCAAAATCGCGGGTATCGGAGACCTCGCAAAGCAGGTGTTTGGTCAACTCTCCACCCCGGAGGGATTGCAGAGCATTCAGGAAAAGCTATCCGGTTTCAGCATCGGAGGGCTGAACCTTGGCGACGTATTCGGCGCAATGACCCCGGCTATCCAGACGGTCATGCCGCTGGTCCAGTCCTTTGCCGGTGTGTTCTCCCAGATCGTGGATCTGGGCGTGAACCACATAAAGCCGGTACTGACGGAGATATTCGGGTTTGTTGTCAACGAGGGCATCCCGGCGGTTATACCGCTGCTGTCCACGGTGGTAAGCCTGGTGGGCACTACGCTGGTCAATGCCATCAAGGTGGCGGTAGACGTTGTGGGCAAGGTCCTGCCGGTGGTAGAGCCTGTGATCCTGGGTGTCATCGGATTTTTGAAGCAGATAGCTACCGTTGGTGTGAAGGCGGTCAACTTCATCATTGGAGCGCTGAACAAGATCCAGCTTAAAATCCCGGAAACACTGTTCGGCATCCCCGTCCCGGTCATCGGCGGCAAGTCTTTCGGCTTCAACCTCTCGCCCGTGTCCGTCCCGGCGTTCGCCAACGGCGGCATGACGAAGGGACCGTCCATCGCTGGCGAGGCTGGCACGGAAGCAGTCATCAGCTTCCGGCGCGGCGTCCGGGAGAAGAACGTGGATACATGGCTGACGGCTGGCAAGATGCTGGGCGTTGGTCTGGGCGACCTGCTGGAACTGCCCGGCAGAAAGCCGAAGATGTTTGCCGATGGCGGCTTTACGGACGAAGGCACCAACCTGATCGACTTCCGCAAGGCACGGCGGCAGCAGCGGTTTAACCAGATCGCACAGAGTTTTGGCACTATGTTCCCGTCCATTGCGGCGGGCATGGTGCTGGGTTCTGACGCTGGTGTGGCGTTCAGCCGCATCACGGAACTTGCGAACTATGCAGTGGATGGACTGGAAACGCTGGCGGCCGTGCAGACCCCTGCCGTGACAGACGACCAGAGCAAGATCGTCCAGAACGTGAACACGGGAATCGGCAAGGTGGTCACTGGTGCCCAGACCATCCTTGCAAACGAAAATGCTCAGAAGGTCATCCGGTTCATCCGGGGAGCGGACGTAGAGAAAGCGCAGCTTGAATATGCCGCAAACCCCGACCACTACGACCTGAGCAACGTAGACTTCTTCCCGACAGTCTACGGTACAGGCGTGCCGGAGCAGGACCTTTCCATGCTGGCAGACCTGCAGGCGTCCCAGCAGAACGTGGTGGAACTGCCGTCCATCGGCGGAGGCGGCACCTCTGACGGAAACTCCGGCAGCTCTGGCGGCGGCGGAAGCACAAGCTACCAGCGCACCTACACCAGCAGCTCCGGCAACACCTACGTCTATGCACCGAACTTCACAGTCTACGGCGGCATGAGCGCGGACGAACTCCGCGAACTGCTGGATGAAGGCTATGAGAAGTTCTGCGAGTACATGGAACAGTACGAACATGAAACGAGGCGCAAGAACTATGGCACTTGATTACACAACGAAGTCCGGCGACACATGGGACCTGATTGCGCTGAACGTGTACGGAAGTGAGCTGAAAGCCGACTGGCTGATGCAGAACAACCCTGAACTGATCCACATCGTCCGGTTCGATTCCGGCACTGTGCTGTCAACACCTGAACTGCCTGAAGAAAAGAGCGGCGACCTGCCGCCCTGGAAAGCAGGTGCGTGATGGTACTGACAGCAGTGAGACCCAAAGGCCGTGAGGCGGCGATCCGGCTGAAATACGAAAAAGCTGATATTACAGCCCGGATCGAGAATGATGTGGAGAGCTTTCATTACACGGATGTGGCTGCATCCCAGAGTGACAGCATGAGCATTACCATCAACGCCCGCGACAGCAGATGGAAGAACGCATGGATGCCGGAGAAGGGCGTAAAGCTCTATCCGACCATCGTAGTCAAAAACTGGGGAATCGGCGGTATCGGAAACTACAACCGCGATTACAGCGCCGAGTGCGGCGCTTTTGTGCTGGATGACCTGGACTTTTCCGGTGCCCCGGACACGCTGACCATGGGCGGCGTGGCGAAACCGAACGACAGCAGCTTCAGCGAGAGAAACCGTACATTCACATGGAAGAAAACCAGCGTGAAGAAAATTGCAGAAGCCATTGCAGGGCGGTACAAGCTGGAACTGAAGTTTGAAGGCGACGACCACGACATTGATGCAAAGGAACAGGACGCTACGGACAGTGCGTTTCTGCAAGACCTGTGCAAAGATTACGGCCTGGTCATCAAGGTCTACGCATCGAAGCTGTGGGTGTATGACCGGGAAAAGTACAAGGAAAAAGCGGCGGTCTGGACGGTATACGAAGAGGCGCAGCCGCTGAATCCGAATGCCCTGTGCATCGAACCGGGTAGTTTTAAGTGGAACACCAAACTGACCGGGACGTACACGGGCGGCGTGTATACCTACACCAACAAAAAGAAAAAGATCAACATCAATGTCAAGGTGGGCACGGAAGAACGTCAACTTAAACTCACCAGTAAGGTGAACAGTGAAGCGGATGCGAAGGCAAAGCTGGTGGTGGCCATCAAGAACGCCAACCACGGCGCAACGACCATCAGCTTCACGATTCCGGGCTACCCGGCGGGCGCATCGGCGCAGTGCATCAATCTGGTGGGCTACGGAAAAATGGCGGGAAAATACTTCATCGACGAGATGGAGCACACCTTCTCGCCGTCCGGCGGTTACAAAACGCAGGTCAAGGCCAGCAAAGTGGAGAAGGGGGATTTCACATGAGCAGCGAAGTGCGGCTTGGAAATGTAAGTTCCATTGACTACGAAAATGGTCTGTGTGAAGTGACGTACCCTGACCGGGACGATACCGTGACGGAAATGGTGCCGATGCTCTCAAACCGGGAATATCGGATGCCGGAAGTGGACGATCTGGTGGTGGTGCTGCATCCGGGCGACAGCCCGGAGGACGCTGTGATTCTGGGCACGATCTGGAACGAGAAGATTAAACCTGTCGAGGGCAAGGAGAAGGTATTCCGCAAGGAATACAGCAATGAGGATGGAAAGGCATACCGGAAGTTCGATGCAAACGCAAAGGAACTGCTGGACTTTGTGGACGGGAAGAAGATTCTGAAAGCCAAGAGCCTGGAAGTCAAGGTTGGCGGCACTACCGTGACCATCAGCGAAAGCGGAAGCGTGAAGGTGAATTCCCCGGCGGGCATCGAGATCAAGGCATCTGGCGAGTTGAAGTTGAGCGCAACGACGCTGACGGCCAGCGCGGCCACGGTGAATATCACGGGTGGCGGCGGGGATGTGACGGTTTCCGGGAAGTCGCTCGTGAAGCACACGCACACCGGCAACCTCGGAAAACCGACTACTCCGCCGCTGTAAGGAGGTGCAGGAATGTATGTAGGAGTTTTTGGCGATGTGATCTTTTCCGTAGGCCATCTGCGGACGCTCACCCCATCCAACTTCAAAGGGAAAATCGGTGCGAACTGGGCCGAGCATGAAGTGCTGAAAGGAAAAGCAAAGCCGGAGTTCCTTAACCCAAAGCTGCGGGAATACACATTCGACATTCTGCTTGATTCCAGCCTTGGCGTAAATCCAAGCAGGATGAAGAATCGGCTGGCAGAAATGGTGGAAAGCGGAGAATTGCATTACCTGATTATCGGGTTTGCGCCGGTTTCCAAGAACCGCTTCCGCGTGACCGATGTAAGCGAAGCTTGGAACGTTGTGTTGAAACATGGACTGCTGACGCAGTGCATGGTGAGCCTGACCGTAAAGGAGTACACATGATCGACATAAGCAGTACGATGCTTGAACTGTCCAACGACAGGGCGACGCAGGAAGAAGCACAGGACGTTGCACGCTGCCTCCGCACGCTGTACTGCACCCCTGTTGGCAGCTTGGAAGGCGACCGCTTGCTTGGCATAGATCCGGGCATGTTCCTGGACAAACCGATTGCGGTGGCAAAGGGTCTTTATGTGGCAGAGATCACAGAAAAGACCGCAGCCTTTGAGCCGCGGGCACGGGTGGTGCGTGTGGACTGGGTGGAGGATGATGCGCTGCACGGAGCAGTGACCCCGAAGGTGGTGTACGAACTTGTCTAAGATCAAAGAATTTGAAAACATCCCCGATATCAGCGTTGATGGCGGGGAAACTCTGGAAGAAGCGACAGCCGAGTGCAAAGCCTTGTTTGAGAAATATAACATGGAACTGTACAACGGCGAGGTGTCGCTGGCACAGTGCGCAGAAGCGCGGATGGTGCTGCTGGTGCTGGCTTATCGTTCTCACCATACGATAGAGTACAGCACGGCTTGTCTGAAAGCGGAGCTGCTGCCGACAAGCACCGGGCCGAACCTGGACAACCTTGCACCCATGGTGGGCGTGGAGCGCATGGAGGCGGGCAAGGCAACGGCAGTAGTGCGGTTTACGCTGTCTGCGGTGAGAGCCAGCGCAACCAGCATCCCGGAGGGCACGCAGGTGCGCACCGGGGAAAAGCAGTATTTCAAGACCACGAAGTACGCGGAGATCCCGGCGGGCGAGATGTCGGTTGATGTGGAGGTGCTGGCGGACGAGGCGGGCAGCGGGAGCGATGGCATTATTGCCGGAGAGATCAACACGCTGGTTGACCCCATCCCCTACATCGCTGCCGCCCAGAACACATCAACCAGCACCGGCGGAACGGATACGGAAGGCGACGATTCTTTCACCAGACGCATCCACTACGCCCCGTCTATCTTCTCCATTGCGGGACCGGCAGATGCCTATGAGTATTTCGCAGAAAGCTGGCGCACCGACGTATCCGGCACCAAGATCATCTGTGAGGAAGGATACACGATCCACATCTACTTCCTGATGGATGGAGGGCGGCTGCCAACAGAGGAAGAATGCCGGGGCATGGAGGACTATTTCACCACGGTAAAGAAGCCGATGGGCGATCTGGTGCTCTGCCATGCCCCGCAGGAAGTGCCGTATGACATCAACCTCACCTACTACATCGCGTCCAGCAATACCAAGAACGCCGTGACCATTCAGGAGAATGTGGAAAAGGCGGTGCAGGCGTATGAAACGTGGCAGAGGAAGATCGGCAGAGACATCGACCCGGCGGAACTTATCATGCGGGTGCGGGAAGCCGGGGCAAAGCGTCCGAAACTGACGGGTCCTGTTGACACCAAGGTGACGGAAACGCAGGTGGCGAAGCTGAACAGCAAAAAGATCACCTACGGAGGTATCGAAGATGACTGATCTGTGGGGAACCGGACTGATTGAGGGCTTGCCCCCGGCGGTTGCGGATGAACCGTGGGTCCGCATCATGGATAAGGTGTACCGCGAACGGCACCAGCGGGAAATGGAAGCGGCAGAGCTGATCCATATCTACACACAGATCGATTCACAGCCGGAAGAAATTCTGGATGTGCTGGCCGTGCAGTTCAAGGTGGACTGGTACGATTCCAATTATCCGCTGGAAGCCAAGCGCAGCATCATCAAGACGGCGCTGGAAGTCCGGCGCTACTACGGCACGGACTGGGCGACCCTGAAAGCGATATCCGCAATCTATCCCCGGTCGGAGATAGAACAGTGGTACGACTACGGCGGTACACCCGGTCATTTCCGCGTGATCTGCTCTGTGGACGGAGCGCTCATTCCGGTAAAGCGCCGGGAGATCCGGCGAAGCGTGAACATCTACAAACGCATGACCGCCCATCTGGACAGCCTTTACCTGCAAGTGCAGACAGGGATTGAGATAGAGTGCGAGTTTTCCTCGCTGGTCTACCGGGTGCCCTATGCAAGTGAGACGATGTATGCCGGCACATGGCCAAGAACAACGACCCATGCGGGCATTGCAGATGGAGAATTTGAAGTGGAAACGGAAGGAAGCGCAAATGCGTTCCGGGTGGAAACGGCGGGCACAATCCCGTACCGGACGACCCATGCCGGAATCATGGATGCAGATCTGAACGTGGAAACGGAAAGCACCGCGGCGATGTTGGAAACGCCCTACACCAGCAAAAACCTGCAGGCAGGCACATGGCCGAAGAACACGACCAAGGCGGCGCTGGGCGAAGCCGACATTACGGTGGAAGCGGAGCAGCAGTCTGCCAGGTACAAAGTTGAAACGGCTGGCACTGTCCCGGACAGGACGACGACAGCCGGTATCTACGATACGGATGTGACAGTTGAGACGGAAACGGAGGTGCACAACATGGAAGTAGCGATGGCGGGCACGGAAACCTGTGCCAGCAGCATCCCGGCGGTACTGGATGAACCGGTACTCGACGTGGACGTTGAGGTCACTGTTACCAAGTTCAAGGGCAAGCGCAGCGGCGAAGAGCCGTTTGTGCAGTAACGAAGGGAGGTGAAAAGACTATGGCAATGACAAGTTACGCTCTGGGCCTGTACAAGGACTACACCAAAGTCCGTGTGGCGCTTGGCCGGTATAAGGCGGGCAGCACCTACAAGACGGTGTCCATCGACAGCGTGGAGACTTTGAAGGATGGCCGTCTGGCGTTCTTCATGACGATCCCGCCCGGCGATTCCACCGGCAGCACCGTGACGGAGGTTGCGCTGCTGGACACCAGCAAGCAGGTCATGTACACCAAGACGCTGGTAGGCAATGAGCAGGTCGAGTTCGAGGCTGACGATGAAGGCGCACTCCTGCGTGTTGCGCTGAACTTCAACAGCGCGGACAAGACCGCTGACCAGAGGAACGCAAAGGGATAAGGAGGACACCCTATGTACAATTTCAAAAACTGGGTGGACAGAGTGACCCAGTTCGTGAACCGTTTCAAGGAAACGAACAATTCCGACGGTTCCATCACCCATGAGAGAGTGGACGGCGAGGTGCTGAAAACCGGCACCTCCCAGAGTGCCGCAAACTTCAACAACATGGAGGGCGGCATTCTGGAAAACAGCCTGCTGCTGGCCGAGGCTACCCGTGTGCTGAAAGAGCACGGCCTGGATATCGAGGCCATGACCGGCGAGATGCACACCATCTACCTGTACAACAGCGCAAAGTATCCGGCAAACAACAGCAAGAAAACCATCGCCCTGAAGCAGCCCCGCAACAATACCGATTACATCATTGCAACCCGTGTTGTTTCTGCTGTGATGCCCAACGGCGTGGCGATTGACGGAGACCCGGCTGGTACGGCGGGCAACGTCATCATCACGGACAAGCTGCTCAACGGCTTCAAGATCGCTTACACCGGCGTTGCCAAGGAAGTGACGCTGGAAGTTGAGATCCAGGGCGGCATGATTCCCGCACCGGAGTATGAGGACGGCGTGGCCCCAACCGGGGAGTAAGGAGCAGACTATGGCAAATGTGATCGTGAAAAGCGATGAACGCATCGCATACGAAGCCCAGGTGGCGGAAAGTTTCGGCTGCCGGGGCAACATCAGCGCAGAACAGCGGGAGCAGGCAGAGATGATCGCTGCAAAAACCCGCGAGATCTGCCGTGATAACCACATGAACGGAGGGTATTAAGTTATGATTCAGGTGATCGAGAAAAACGAAGGCACCAAGCTGAACTATGAAGTGGTGGGCACCAAGCTGTTCCTGGGCGATGACGAGATCATGGTGAACCTCGCCAAGTATGAGAAGGACGAGCCTGTGCACATTGACGTTGTGCGCAACTGGGATGGCGCACTGGCCACCTCCATTGGCAAGAGCGACGACCTGTACTATGCGGCACAGATCGACATTCCCGCCCGCGCTTACACCGAGAAGGTGGAGAAGGTGCCCGCCATGGGCGGCGATGGCGAAGTGGAGCAGACCACGAAGGTGCCTGTGAAGTTCGACATTTCCCGCTGCACGCTGACCCTGTGGTCTATCGACTAAGTGAAAGGAGCAAAGAACTATGACTAATTTTGCTGACTTCAAGGCTGCCATTGAGGGGATCTCTGGCGGCAAGAACACCGTCCTGCTGGACAAGTTCGGCCTGCCGTCTGTGGTGGTGCCCATCAACAAGCTGACCTACAAGGATGTGGGCGTGGGTGATGATACCGTTCTGCCCGCCTTCAAACTGGATGGTGTGGAGAAGCCCTACTTCTGCATCGGCAAGTATCACGATACGCTGGTGAACGGCGTGCCCTGCAGCCTGCCCATGCAGACCCCGGCGGTCAATGTGAACTTTGATACTGCGGTGAGCCAGAGCCGCAGCAAGGGTGAGGGCTGGACGCTGGCTACCAATGCCATGTACGCAGCTATCCAGCTGTGGTGCCGCGCCAACGGCTTTATGCCCCGCGGCAACAACAACTACGGCGCTGACCATGCGCACGCATGGGAGAAGGGCACCCCGGCCAACTACGACAGCAGCGGCAAAGTGAATCTGACACTGACCGGCTCTGGTCCCGTGAGCTGGAACCACAACAACGATCTGACCGGCGTGTGCGACCTGAACGGCGATGCGCACGAGTGGGCACTGGGCTTGCGCACTATGGATGGTGAGATTCAGACCATCCAGCACAACGATGCCGCACTGTCCACCGCTGACGTTTCCTCTTCCAGCAGCTTGTGGAAGGCCATTGCTGCAGACGGTAGCCTTGTGGCACCCGGTTCCTCCGGCACCATCAAGCTGGACTGGCGCGCCGGTAAGTGGACCTTTGTCACCGATGCACTGACCGGGCAGAGCGAGGACGGCCACAGCACGGGCTTCAGCGCTCTGGCGACTACCCTGTCCACTGTGCCGCAGATCCTTTACGGCATCGGCGTGTACCCGCAGGAGCCGAACGGTGACTATGGCGGTGATGACCTGTGGGCTATTAACAAGGGCGAGCGCGTCCCGGTCCGGGGCGGCAGCTGGGGCGACACTTCCTACGCGGGCGTGTTCAGGCTGTACCTGAACGATGTGCGTTCCAGCGCCGGCGGCCGCATTGGGCGGCGTTCCGCTTTCGTGGGTTCCCTCTGATAAGAGGGGTAAACCGCAAACCGACCGACAGTAAACCGATGGGGCGGCGATAGCCGCCCCTATATTTTGCAGAGCCTGGGAAAATGACATGAACAGTATTGAAAACGAAAAGCTGCAGCAGATGAACACGCCAAACGGAGGCTACCGCCTGAAAGAAGCGGTGAAGGCCATGATAAACTACGGAAGCCCCATACTGGTGCAGTTTCCGAGAGTGGAAAAATACGGCCTTGCAAAGCGTATCCGGGAAACGATGTACGATATGCTGCACCTGTGCAACGTGATCCAGAAGAAATACTACAAGCGCGACACCTTGCGTGAGTTCGATACCCTGCTGCTGGATCTGCGGGATTATCTTGACGAGGCGGCGAACCCCAGACTGTACCCGCAGGGTACAGAACCGAAGAAAAAGCGCAAGAAGCGGGCGGACGGTCAAGCACCGGAAGCCCCGCCGCAGCCTGTCACCTGCATCACGATGCACCAATACGCGACATGGAGCAAATATACCGGGGCAATCGGCGGAATGATCGGCAATTACATGAAGTATGTGGAGGGCAAGCAGTCCAAATAGGGCTGCTTGCCTTTTTGCATAACCGGGGCCTGACCATCATTTACGCATCCCGATCCGGGGCGGCAGCTGGAACAACACTTCCAACGCGGGCGTGTTCAAGCTGAACCTGAACAATGTGCGTTCCAACGCCAACGGCAACATTGGGCGGCGTTCCGCTTTTCCCCGCCAGATGAATCACAGCTTGCCTGAAAAGATGGGCTGGATTACGCGGGCAAAAGGGGTCAGGATCCGTCGGCAGCGCCGGGGAGCGCTGCACGAAAAATTTGTATTCGCATCAAGGCAGACAGTATACCGGGGAGAATGGCCGGAATATCCCACCGCCCGGTGAATGGTGGGGAGTGGCCGTATATGCCACGGGTGCGGAAGGCTGTGAATGAAAACATACAAAAACATCTTTGTCCAGGTGGTGGCTTTCGACAACCTGATGCTGGCGCACTACCACGCCAGCAAGGGCAAGAAGCACCGGGATGAAGTGCTGATCTTTGAGCAGCGCAAAGCAGAATACTGCATCATCCTGGGAAACCGTCTGGTCAAGCAGACCTATAAGGTAGGGTCGTACCGGATCTTCTGGATCCGGCGGCCTGTGCTGCGCATGGCTATGGCGCTGCACTACCCTGACCGCGTTGTGCAGTGGGGTATCTACCAAGTTGTATTTCCCATATTCGATAAAGGCTTTATTTCGGATAGCTATGCGTGTCGCAAGGGCAAAGGGGCGCACGCGGCGCTGGATCAACTGCAATACTGGATGCGGCAGGCAGACCGAGGCGGTCCGGCCTATACGCTGAAACTGGACGTTTCAAAGTATTTCTACCGGATAGACCACGAGATACTGCTGAAGATCCTGAACAGGAAGATCGCAGACCCGCGCATGATGTGGCTGTTCCGCGTGATCCTGCACAGTGACCAGACGAAGTTTGGGCTGCCGGAGGGCATGAGCGCGGACGAAGTACCGCCAGAGTGCCGGTTAGAGGACACCGGCGTTCCAATCGGAAACCTGACCAGCCAGATGTTCGCCAATATCTACCTCGATGTTCTGGACCAGTATGTGAAGCATACGCTGCACATCCACTGGTACATCCGGTATATGGACGACATTATCATCATCGGGCACGACAAGCAGGAACTTGCACACATCCGGGACGAGATCGCCGCATTTCTGCGCAGGGAGCTGAATCTTGCTCTGAACCATAAAACCAGCATCCAGCCATTGAAACAGGGCGTAGAGTTTGTGGGCGTGAGGGTGTGGCCGACACACCGCCGCCTGCGTCACACCACGATACGCGGCATCAAGCTGCGGCTTTCACAGGTGCTGGCACAGTATGAGGCGAACGAGATCACAGCCGAGAGCGTGGAGCGCACCATTGGCAGCTACCGCGGCGTTCTGAGCCATTGCGAGTGCATGGCGCTGAAACACAAGCTGAACAAGACATACGGGAAATTCTATATCATCAAAAAAGAAAGAGGTGAGCAGAACAATGGCGATCAAAGCATATTCCTATGCGAAGGACGGGAGCAAAGCGTTGAGCAAGAACTTCAGCGTGAAGGAGTTCCGGTGTAAGGATGGCAGCGACCCGGTGTTTGTGGACATGGATCTTGTAAAGCTGTTGCAGCAGATCCGTGACCATTTCGGGAAGCCGCTGACCATCACCAGCGCATTCCGCACGGCCGCCCACAACAAGAACGTCAAGGGCGCTACATACAGCCAGCATTGCTACGGCAAGGCTGCTGACATCCGCGTGCAGGGCGTAAGTGTGGAAGATGTGGCTGTTTATGCGGAAACGCTGCTGAAGAACACCGGCGGCATCGGACGCTACCCGGTAAAGAAAGGCCGTCCGGCGGGCTGGGTGCACGTTGATGTGCGCGAAGCGAAGAGCCGCTGGACGCTGTAAGCAGAAACGAGCGGAGGTATCGTTATGGAAATCATGAAATCTTTCCTTATGGCATTCCCTACATGGTTGTCGTTCATCTTCATGGTCGTGGGCATGATCGTCACCGCGCTGTTTGCGGTACGCCTGGGCTACGGCGTGGTCATTGCCAAGACGGTCTATAAGTGGATCGAGTGGGCAGAAACGAACATCGTGGGCAGCAAGATGGGCGAAGAAAAGAAGAAGCAGGTCATTGCGACCCTGCGCGGCTTTACGCCGGACTGGCTGGACTGGGCAATCAACGAGCGCACGCTTGACTGGATCGTGGAAGTTGTGTTCAAATTCAGCAAGAAAAACTGGCAGCCTACATGGAAAAGAAGAATGCTGCCACAACTACCGTAGCACACTTTGGGGAGGACGGGAAAAAATGACGGATGAAGAGCTGGAACATCGTCTGACTGATGTTGAAAGCCGGAGCAAAAGCAACACCCATCGTCTGGATGACCTTGAAAGGCTGACGGATGCTGTGAACGGCATGAACACGAACATCAAGCTGACGATCCAACAACTCGAATCGACCAACAAGAGCCTTGAAATTGTGACTGCACAGAACAAGTCGCAAGATGCTAGGCTGGCAGCGCTTGAAAAGGCCCCAGGAGCGCTCGGAAACAAACTGTGGTGGACGGTAGCAGCCGCCGCAATCGGAGCGTATGTCGGGCGGATACTCAGCTTCCTGCCAAAGTAACGTGAAATCCCCCACCAGCAGCCTTTATCGGGCCGCTGGTGGGGGATTTTTTGTTTATATGGCAGTTTTGCACAAGGGAACTGTGCAAAGTGTGGAAAGTTTGCAAATTGACAACGGTGTACCGCATATTTTATGATTGATACGAAAAGAAACGCAATAGCAGAAAGGAGGAAAATAATGTGAGAGTGTTCAAGCATTTGACGTTTACGGACAGAATCCGCATTGAAAAGTGGAAGAAGGAGGGAATGAGGACGCGAGAGATCGCAGAAAAATTGAGGGTGGACCCGTCCACGGTGTACCGGGAACTGAAAAGGGGCAGCTATGACAGGCTGAACGGCACGACATGGGAATTGATACCGACATACAGCCCGGACATTGCAGAGCAGAAATACCAAGCGCACCTGCGGGAAAAGGGTCCAAACCTGAAAATCGGCAAAGACCATGAGCTTGCCGCCTACATTGAGCGAACTATTATAGATAAGGACTGCTCCCCGGCAGCGGTGTACGGATATGCGAAGGAGGAAGGAAAGACGTTCAAGACGCACATTTCGGTGCCTACTATATATAGTTACATCAAAAAGGGCATTTTCCTGAACCTGACGCAAGAAGAACTGCCGAGAAAAGGAGTGCACAAGAACAAGTACGGCAAGGTGCGCGTAAAAGATCCAGCCCGTGCCCCTGCGGGAGAAAGCATCGAAAAGCGCCCGGAGGAAATCCAGAGCCGAGAAGAGTTTGGACACTGGGAGATGGACACGGTGTACTCTGGCAAAAAGAAAAGCACGGCGGCGCTGCTGGTATTGACGGAGCGCAAGACCAGGAACGAGAACATTATATTGGTCCCGAACCGCCGCGCCGAAACGACGGTGCGGGCTATCAACGCATTGGAGCGAAAGCTGGGCGCAGAGAAATTCGGCATCATCTATAAAAGCATCACGGTGGACAACGGCAGCGAGTTCGCGTTGGCGGATCAACTGGAACAGTCCTGCATCACCGAAAGCAAGAGGACGAAAGTGTATTACTGCCACCCGTATTCTTCTTGGGAGCGCGGGAGCAACGAAAACATCAACGCAATGATCCGCCGCAGGCATCCGAAAGGGACGGACTTCTCAAAGGTCACGGCGGCGGAGATCGCAGTCACGGAAAGCTGGATCAATAGTTACCCGCGTAGGATATTAGGGTACAAGAGCGCGGGCACTGTATTTAGAGAGTGTCTGAGAGAACTGGGACTGACGGCATAAGCGAAGATAAGACGCCACAACATAAGAGAGCCGGGCGAAAGCCAGAAAGGAAAAGTGAGAGCATAGGGAGTGGTGAAACTGAACAGTTTGTGCAGGCTGCAAGAGTGGAAAACTTGACGGCCTGTTTGTGTTGTGCTAAAATACACAAAAATTAGGACGAATTTTTATTGAAATTATTGGTTGACTTATCAAAATTGCATTTTCCGCAAATTTGTGCTTGACAACAGACCGACTTTCCGATATAATAGAGCACGTTCCCGCGGTAAGATGCCGCACGAACTTGAGCGATCATGGCCCGGTAGCTCAGTTGGTTAGAGCACCAGCCTGTCACG